TTATTAATAGCTGTCTGATTATTAATTTCCTGAGTTTCGGCTGCCTGCTGTGCTGTAATCTTTGCATTAATAGCTTCCTGTGTCTTTGTATCAACGGAAATATTAATCAATGATACATTACTAATCGCTATACCATATGGTTCAAACTTCTTATTAAGATAATCAGTTAATGCTGTATTTACATTTGCTCTTTCAGAACCAAGAATATCTGACACCTTATAGTTAGCAACAATTTCTTTAGTCCAAGAAATAATGTTAGGTTTAATAAAACTGTCTCTTACTTCCTTTCCAGATTGTCCTCTAAATCTTGTAAATAGATCAGCTACCTTATCAGGACTATACTGATATGTAAATGTAAGATCTATCTGCATAGCCTTACCCTCAGATGAACTCGCTGAAAAGCTGTCATCATCTTTAGAGTCTCCGTCCTTACCAGATGTTAAATAACTCTGTTCAAGACTCACCGAGTAAAGTGTCGTTTTTACAGTTGGTGACTTTAAATGCCATCCTTGTGTAAGAATATCGCCTTTTACTCCACCCGACATACTGTACTGTACGGCAATATAGCCAGCAGGTACACGCACACTTGACATAAATAATAATATTGCTACAACAACAATTACTACTACTGTTACTACTCCTCCGATTGTTTTCTTCATTCTTTTGTCTCCTTTTCTTCGTTATTATTTATTTCATCTGTCGAAAATACTTTATTTATAACATTGATAACAAACTTACCAATTTTTTCAAATAAAGGTGACAGTAGAAACCATAAAATTATTAATCCTATTAAAACTAATATAAAAAATACTGACATTTAACTATTCTCCTTTTCGTATTATATTTTTCTTCCATTAGCTTGATAATCTCAACATTTCTGTAGTATATATTGAATAATCATTTTACTGAGTAAAATGTTGTCTTAACCGTGTTTTGTATCTATGTTAAATTAAACATATCTAAAACAAAGAACATAGTATATTGTTGGTTAAAGTAGTTTTGTATCTATGTTAAATTAAACATATCTAAAACCTCAAATCACACAGATACTATTAACATAGATTCTAACGAGTGCCATTAATTAACAACCTCGCCATTCAGGTGCAAAATCACCTGCAATCTTACGATTGATTAAGTAGCACTTAAGCTACTTTATTATTCTCTGAACCATTCTTACTTTGTTCATATTTTTCAGAGATATCATAATATTCTCTTGCTTCCTGTTTACTCTTTTCAGTAACTTGTCCACTTCCCATCCAAAGAGTTGACATTGCAATGTTTCTGGCAGCATTGAAGTCTGCATTAAAACCAGTTTTTTCATATTTTTTATGACTATCACAATTCTCATTTGCACATTCAAATACTGACTGTGACTTTCTCTGACCAAACTCCCAATTACCACATACACTACAAATCTGTGATGTATAACAAGGATTGATTTTTCTTACTTCTATTCCGTATTTAGCTGCTTTATATGTAATATAATCTTGAAGTTTATAATAACTCCAATTTCTCAGGATAAAATCACTTGTATCATATCCTGTTAAATTCTCAATATTTATGTATTTAGCATTATGTTTTAAAGCAAAATCAACGACTCTTTTACTTATCATATGACAATATGTTTCAACAAAATGTACTTCTGCTTTCTGCAATCTTTCTAATGCTTTCAGTTTCTTTGCTCTACCATGACCACCAGAAGTATTTCGTAATGACTTCTGTAATCTTTTTCTCTGAGCTTGCATTTTAGTTCTTATTCTTAGAAAATCATCTGCATTTCCAATTGCCAATCTCTCGTAAAGATTATTGTTTAAAGCACACATAGCAGGAACTGCAATGCCTAAATCAACACCTACTACTATATTTTCATCCAGCTCTCTAAGTTGTTTTGGAATAGATATTGAGAGATTTAAAATGATTGACTTACCATCAATTTCAATGCTACTTCCTTGCACTTTATAATTCTCTTCTAATATATTCTGAATAACAGATCTTAACTCTAATGACCTATGCGGATTGCCAAACACAACCTTAAATACAATTTTATTAACCCACTTGACATATACCGCCAAATCAGAATCATTAATCTTGTCTAAAAAATCATGATATGTTTCATACTCATGATAAAAAGTTAAGTTTCTGCCTCTTGTAATAAGTGGATTAGTTCTCTTATAATTTGTTACAGTTCGTTCACCTTTAGCCAATCCATTCTTTAAAGCTGTGCTGAAATCCTGCTTGACTTTCTGAGTAACGGCTGATGGAGTGTCTACACCAGTTGCAAAATCAATATCTTTTAATATGATATTAGAGTTTGTCATTATTTCTTTCTGTCTTGCCTTAAATTCTTCATTCTTAATATCACGATTATATTTGTAATATTCACTCATAAGCTGTCCCATAAGCAGGTTACAAGCCTGATATTGAGCATACTGACCATTTCTAATAAAGTTATATACTCTATTGATTTCATCCTTATCTCCTACTGGAAATAATTTAATTTTTCTACAAATTGTCATTCTATTGTTTCCCATAATTTGTAAATCTCCTTTTATATTTTTTGTAATTTTAAATATCTCTAAAATTAAACAGCTTACAAGTACAACAACGCAAGTGTTTTATACCTATGTAATTTTATATGTATCTAAAACTTCTATATCTTCAACAATTTCAACAGGTTTGTTTTATACCTATGTAATTTTATATGTATCTAAAACCTCAAACTTATTACATAGATTTTCATGAGTTGCATTGCACTCACGATTCGGCAGTAAAATCTACCGCAATAGAATTGATTTTAATTTCATTTATATATTCTTTTAATGAGATGTAATTTTATATACTTCTAAAAATTTATAACTTGTGTCGATACATATTATGTAATTTTGCTAGTATGTAACTATACTTCCAAAACAACTGAAACATCTCCTCTCTGTTGCCAGATATTTTGTTAGTATGTAATTTCATATACTTCCAAAACTTCAAATTACATATAAATTACATACTTTTCAGTGAGTGATATAATCCTCACTATTCGGACTCAAAATAGCCCGTAGTCAAAAGACTAATTGTTATAGGATAAACTGGCTTGAATTAGCCAAATAGATTTGTTATAATAGAACATATATAGTTTATCCTATATTTTATTCTCTGAGCAGATTGTTTAGGTCGGTAAACTTGTGCAATCTGTTCTCTTCTATTTAATATCTTCCCAATCGGTTTCATCCTTATCATTAGCAAAATTCATGAATAAGTGAATATATAATTCAATAATTCGCTCCTTTGATAAGGCTTGTAACTGTTTTCTAAGTTCATTTCGCTTATTTGTATCTTTATCCATTTTATTATTCTCCTGTATTTTAGCATCTTACTAACAAGCTACTTATATCATCAGCAAGTACTTCTCTGTCAGTAACAATCCATTGACACCTAAAATCTCTATCTGCACATAACGAAGTAAAATCAGCATAACTTTGTATCTTATCTGGCTTTGCTATTGCTCTATAACACTGTTTTCTTCTTTCACATGTTTTGCTTGTACACATTGTAATATCTGGCATAGTTATTTTTCTCCCTTATACTCTTTTAAAATATCCTGTAAATTGCTATAGTGTGTATACATAAATTGACCATACCCATTATCTTTTTTGAATCCGTCTAATTGCATATATAAACAAATATCAGACAAGGTTTCCATTATTTCAATTTGCATTTTCTTTTTTAATACAATACTTTTTAACAATGTTTTAATTAACACTAGCTGTTCTTCCTTTCTCCATATTATTTAAGAAATTTATGTAATTATCAAAATCTCTCTTCATATATCTATAATTTACTTCCTGCGAAGAACTATATGTCTTATCAATTGAATTCTTCTGATACTGTTCAATCCAAGTTGCAAGTTCTTCATCCTTATCAGTTTTATAAGCATAAGCTGTTAATGCCATTAACGCTGCTTCACACTGTTTATATAACGATGAATTTATATCAATATATACATCAACAAAATCTTGATATTCACTTATATCTTCATTCTCTATATCTTCTGCCACACTATTTTGAACAAACTGTAATACATCAGAACTACCCGTATTCTGTTCTGATATATTACTATCTGTTTCATCGTCTTCATTAGAAGACATAGTATTATTCTCTGTTTCAGAGATAATTTGTACTGTGTTTTCTGTTGTATTTTCAACAACTTCTTCGATTTCTGAATGAGTTTCTTCCTTATTTATATGTAAATATTCTTCCATAAGCTTAGTAACCATATCTAACTTAGCCATTACAACTTTTTTATCCTTTGTGCTTCGGTTGCTATCATATGTATCAAATGATTCATTATCATATTCTTTAAATGTCTTGCTATGTAATATTCCCTGAAATTCATTTAAGAAATCAGCAAATTTAATATCTTCTATGTTATATGAAGTAAACTTATGAAAAGCTGCCAACCAAATAAAGCTATTCTTGCTATTAAATAACTGTCCGTTAGTATCTTGATCTATTACTTTTTGTAATCTATTAAGTTCCTCTTCTAATATATTGAATTCCTCTTCTGCGGCATTTTCATTAAGATACTTAGCCATAGCTACGTTTTTCTTCCAAGAATCAGAATGGAACATTAACATTAATGACTCTTCAACTACTCTATTTAATACTTCTTTCTTTCTTTCAGGTGCTGTATATTCACCACAGTCCAAGAAGAATCTATTCTTTGTAACCCTTTTAAGTGAATCTACCACTTTATACATCATCAAAACATTTTTCTGATTTGTATTCATACTTGTCTGCTTATTATATCTATCAATATGATAAGCTATCTCTTCATTAGTACAATCAAGATGCTTAACTATATCTACCTGGAAATTATCAAATTCTTCTCTTAACTCATCTGGAAGGTCTTTGTATTTCTTACCTCTTAAATCATACTCAACAACATTACCACTTCCATCTTCAGCTTGATAAGCTATCATAGACATTCTCAATGATTTTCCCATTGCAAAGACATTATTTTTAAACTCTTCCAATACAGTTAATCTCTGTAATCCATCAATAAGCCAGTTTGTGAAACTATTTTCGTAAATCTGTTCACATAATTTAATTGAATCAATATCTTCATGTTTAATTACACTGGCAGCAAGTCCAGATTTTGCTTCGTCCGACCACTGATCAGGTTTTCTCTGTAATGGATGATTCTTATTGATTACATTTGTTCTAAACTGCTTAATCACCGTTCCTAACATTAATTGTGTCTTTACTACCTTATCTCTTCCTAACATTACTGCCATTGTAATATTCTCCCTTCTTTAATTAAATAATAATGATATGTATTCGTATGACTTTAGAATCTTCATACAGTCTAATAATTGTTGTTCTGTTATATGTAATAATTCCATAATTTCATCTCGATTGTATTCTTGAGAAAATAACTTTGCTACGCCTCTAACTCTTTTAGGTAAATTGCTAAGATATAGTTCAACCTTATCTGTATATTCCTCCGCAATGAGAATATCTTCTATGTTTATCTTGGATGATAGTGTTTCTTTTAAATTCTGTGTTTCGTCACTATCCAAGTCAAATGAAACATTGTCAATTCTTATAGGTCTTTTCTTGCCATTAACATCTTCATATATAATCTTTCCATTACCATCTCTGGCAAGATTATTTCGGCAGCCTGTATATTTATTATCCCGAAACCAACTGTAAGACGATCTTGAAATATTACCCGTTAGGTAAGTTTCAAATTTTGCCTTACTTTTAGCGTCATATGTAACTAAAGATTCTATTAATACTTCTATAGCATCGTCAAGCAATTCATCTTCTTCGTAATTATCAACCTTACCTTTCCATATTTTATAGCAAATATTTTTTAACTTCTTCATTTCATTTGCCATATATAAATCAAGTATTTCTGACAATTTAGGATTGTTTTTAATAACCAACATCATTTCTTTATTAATCATGCCATCTACCTACCTTTCCATTTATATATTCTCGATTTACTTCGCACTTTTTTCATCTTCTTCTATTTCCGTAACACGATACTTATATTTTCTATGTAATAATCCATCAACAGCTTTCTGAATACGCTCTTTTTGAAATTTTGATGGTTGCTTTATTTCATCCAATACATCAGATATAATCATTAGTTCATCCTTTAATTCACGTCTTCTTCTACGATTCTTACGAAGTCTGACATATAACAGATATCCTTTATACATATTCATATCATTCTCTAATTCAGCATCATGAACAATATCTATAAGTTCATCATCACAAGTATTAAGTTCAGCTATGAGTATGTTACTTCTCGCTTCCGCTTCATTTAACGTCTGTCCAATTGAACCGAATTTATCAATCCATTGTGAAACGGATTCGGGTATTTTATATGTATTATTTTCTATGGTTTTAGGTGGTATATCAGGTATTGCTTCGATATGAAAACCATATCTCTTTAATGTTTTTGGTAATGAATGTAATATATTTCTTGCTTTTGTTTCACTAAATATACCTTTCATTTTTTCTGCACAAGTTTCTGTTTTCCCATTATTGACACGGATATAAACTTTGCCACTTCTTATTACATAATCCAAAAAAATCACTCCCTTCTGACTTTTGGCGTACTTTAATAAACTTTGGGTATACCAAAGAAAAATTAAAACACTATTAAATTTGGTAATTTTTGGAAAAAATGTACGAAAGTACATTGACTAAAAATAAAGAAATATCATATAATAAATGTGAGTAGAGTACATTGTTGCTCTTCTCCTTCGTAGAAAGAGGCTATATATGATGATGTTCAAAAAGTGTTTGGTCGCACGAGCATCCGTATAGTCTCTTTTATTTCTTATTTCCATTTCCATATTGCATATTATAATCCGAACATGTATTCGATGTCAATAGAACACAAACATATATTCGAAACAATTTTGCATTTTATTTTATACACACTGCATAAAATCTCAAATTATGTAAAGATAAAATATAGCAGAATTATTACGAATACTATATTTTATCATATTTTCTATTCTATTATCTGGACAAATTATTATAATAGTATGTCATGCATTATTCCTCTTCTAATGATATTCTTTATATTCTGTTCTGTATTAAAAAGCTGCATGTGTGGAATATATTCATCTTCATTCATAATAATTGTCTTTGACTTCTTTACTAAAAGACATCCATCATCAGGTGACGCAATTTTTTTTGACGAAGTATTATTATCAAAATCCATTGTAAGTATTACTACATTTTTAGGATTTTTACCTTCAGTTTTCAACTTCTGTAATCTTTCTATAGCTTCATCAATTGTTGAATAATCATATGCTTCTGTCTTCATAAACATATTCTCTCCTCTCTCCTATATCATAGCCAGACTTATTTTCATCGCTTCCATAACACGAACATTATCATCATTAGATAAATTACCAATCTTAAACTTTAGTCTATCTTTATCTATTGTGGTAATTTGTTCAAGAGCTACAACAGAATCGTGTTTTAATCCGTTGAATTTATCTTTATGTAACTCAACGTGAGTTGGTAATTCCCTTTTAGACTTCGTAGTTATAATGGCAATAATAGTGGTAGGGCTAAATTTATTTCCAATGTCATTCTGAAGTATTAACACTGGTCTTCTACCACTCTGTTCAGAACCCTGAGAATCATATCTACCTACATCTGCGAAGTATATTTCACCACGTTTTATGTCCATTGCTTTAGCCCTCCTTTCTCTGTTTGTTCCTTTGATATTTTGTATTATATACTTCACTATATATATTGTCAAGTATTATTACAATTATTTTTTATATTTATTTTTTCTTTTATATATGGTACTCTATGTATATAGGAGGATTGCATTTATGAGATTATCTATTCAAAATAAGTTAAAAGAAAAAAATATGACACGTTATGAACTGGCTAAAAAAATAGGAGTAACATATCCAACAATCGACAAAATCTATAAAGGTGAATCAACCTCGATTAAATTTGATATTTTAGAATCAATCTGCAAAGAATTAAACTGTTCACCAATTGAAATACTTGATACAGATGATGCTCAAATGAAACGATTACTAGCTTATACAAATGAATTTTATAAATTAAATAATAAGGACGACACAAACTAATCTGTATTGTCCTTTACATATCACATATTATTTAGTACATTTTTCATTCCCACTGCTCCATTTGCATAATTTTTGACAGTTGTTTTTACACTACTATGCCCAAGCTGCTGTTGTACGAATGCAAGATTTCCATTTTGATTCATTACAGTAGCATAATAATGTCTCATCATATGTGCAGTAATACCATTTCCGTAATTTTCAAATATCTGCTTAATATTTTTCTCTGTTGTACGTGTTCCGTTTTTATTAATAAAAACTGCTTCTGTATCAATAATATTATCCAATGTCAACCTATACTCTAACCACTCTTTCAATGCTTTTAAGGCTGATCCGCTAAGATATACGGTTCTATTTTGCATTTCTCTGTACACACCTTTGCCAAGAATAGTAATGTATGGCATTTCTTCCTTCAAATGTAAATCAGATAAATCTAAGCCAGCAAGCTCTGACTCTCTTATACCAGTGCCCCTTAATACCCTAAAGATAGCAATATTCCTATTTTTTACTGCAATATCCTTTTTCCACATTATCTTCTCTTCCATGTCATTAAGCTGCTTTTCTGTTGGAAGTTTTTTTATTAAGTTGTTTCCAGATGGGATTCCCTTATATTTAATCATTTTGTAAAAATCTTCTATATTACTATAAACTTCTCTTAACAAACACTCTCTGTATGAATAAATATCCTGTATAAAACTTTTAATGATATTTTTCCTTGTTTCTGTTGTGGTTGGTGACATTCCATTTGTTTCCTTATATCTAAGATATGAACTAATATTTTGTGGTCTTAGGTCATTAAAATCAGAAACTTCTATTTCAGAAATTGATTTCTTATTAATAATATTACTTTCAATCAACCACTGTAAAAAATCTTTAATTGCCACTAAATAATTTAGCGCTCCGTTTTTGCTTTCCAACTCATTTAAGTAATCTCTTAAAAATTGTGGTGCATTTAACTCATCTAATTTTTTATTAAGCTTCTCCGCATTTTTATTCTGCACTTCTATTTTATAACACATTATCATCAACCTACCTTTCATAATTGTCTATGTAATAATTCTCTCTTTTTATCTTTGCAACCTCAAAAATTTCTTCATAAGAATCACAAAATCTTACTTCGATGCACTTCGTTACCTCTCCACACTTCAAACAATACAAATCCTTAATATGTTTTCGTTCTCTTTGTCTCTGTCTCTGAATTCCACTGGCTAACATATTTTCATTCATACATTTTAAACATATGAATCGACTTGCATGTTTTGGGTTTCCATTCTTATATCTACTCAAACATTATTCACCTCATTTTTGCAATAAAAAAGAAGCAGTTGATTTCTGCTTCCTTATGATTAATATTTATTACTCTTTCTTTCTTTTACTTTATCAATTATTTCTTCTCTATGATCTTTATAGTATTGATCTGAAATTTCCTTTACATGTATTTTATGTGCTTTCTCAGAACACTCTTCTGAACAATATGTTCTTCTAAGTGTTTCAAACTTTTCTCCACAAATAGGACAGATTTTAATTATTGGTGTATTCGATTCCTTACTATATCTTCTTTTATTCGAATTTTCATCTTGTCGTTTCTTTTTTTCTATTTTACATTGTTCACTACATACATTTATTCCATGGTAACTTGTAAACCTCTTACCACAAATAACACAATCTCTAATTCTTGGCATTTTTCCTTCCTTTCAAATCAGTCTTTTTTATACTTATCTATAATCGGTTTAAAAAATCTATCTTCTGCATCTTTTCTAGCTTTTTCTGCATCTTCAATTTTTTTAAATTTACCGAGACTATAATTCTTTCCTTGAAATCCAATTTGAGCAACCCACAATTTTCTGGTTTTGTCAAAAGAAACTCCTTTTATACCTGAAGTATTATTTTTTGAAACTTTTTGAGTTAAAGTTTGTACAATCGTTCCATCGACCTGTGTACGCTTTTTTCTATTTTCATTTAATGTTTTCCCATCTCTATGATTTCCACAAGTACCAACCTTTTTTGCCTCAGATACCGTTCTGTAGCACATTCTTCCACATTTTAGACATTTACATTTCCATATAACTTTTCCATTTTCATAGCCAAAAGGCTCTAAAAACAATAAATCTTTTACGATTTTCCTAGTCATATCTAATTTTCTTTTACAACCACAAGACTTAGACTTTCCTGAAATTAATTTTCCTTTGTTAATTGCTCTAATTGTCCCACACACACATTGACATGTGTAATACTTATTGTGTGACGAATCCGTTTTATCTGACAAAGCTAGTACAGTCCAATTACCAAATTTATCACCTATATTTATTTCCATATAATTACTTTCCTCTTGAAAACAATCTTCAACTGTCTTTATTTTACCACTATAGTATCAACTTGGAAAGGAGCTTCTTCTAAACTATCCAAAAACTAATTCATCAACTGTTTGTCCATGAAACAAATCTTTGTCATCAACCGTTATTGTCACTTCTACAATGTACTGTCTTTCCATTTTTATTATCCTCCGTTCTGCTATTGAAAGCAATTTTTCTTTGGGTTTATAATCCAACCAAACTTCCGAACAAATTCATTGCTTCCTCTCTCGTATATCTTTCCTTATTGTATATTACTATTGTATCAAACTTATATTCTTTTAATTTATTTCTATCTAATTTGAATACACCATATGCAATCATATCATTTATTTCGCTCACTCTAACAAAGGATTCTTGTGATTTATTTTCCGACATGTTAAAATCTGAAGGATATACTCTTTCCATAATTACACCTCCCATTTGAAATAACTCTTTCACTCTATTCTATTTATTAGTTCAATAATTTCTCTTTGATATATCACTTCTCCAGCGTCAGTTCTCGCACAATATGGGTTCTCGAAATGTTCCAAGATTGCTTCAAAAATTTTATTTTTATACTCTTTTAGTTCATTTTTTATAGGCTGATTTTCATACTGATACAGTTTTTGTAGTGGTTCTTGCATTTTTTGATTAGAATCTAAATCAGCATCTGCATAAACAAACATACACTGATTTTTTATAAATGGCATATCCCAATTTAATTTTTGTACCAAATTATCCATCATCTTTCACCTCCAAGGAAAGTTAAATTTCTTTGCCTTTTACTCACAAAAATTTTTAGCCCATAAGATACTCCCATCATTGTTGCAGGTTAATTCAATCCCATATTTTGTTTTAAACCATATGTCAAGCCATTCAAGGAAGTCTTTTGTAACATTAATAATGTAGCTACTAACACAATTCATATTTGGTAATGCAATTTCCATATGTGGAATACGTGAATATTCTGTTTCCCCCTCATACTCATATCTGAATGGACAACCCTTAACCGCTAATTCGTTATTCAATTCTATTACCATTTCTCTTGTTATCTTCATACTATTACCTCCATTCTTAAACGCATAGCAAACTTAGATTTCATTTAAATTACACTTCACTTTCTAAATACTTTATAAATCGCTCATCGCATTCTTCTGTTCGTTCAGATTCAACGCATTTTCCATATAATCTCCTACAATCTTCACAAGTAAATATTGCAGCTTTATTAACATACCCATGATTAAAGTCATATTCTTCACACAATATATCGTTTAATCTTTCAAATTGTTCTGTTGTCATATTTGTAATCTGATCTATAAGAGCCAGCTTCATTCTATCAATATTCTTCATACTAAATTCTCCTTGTGTTTTTAATTAACTATAACACATCAGAGATTTTCTGCCTACGGACATCGTTACCGTTTTATGAAAACTTGGATTCTTGTTACCCTATATCCCGACAATATTCATACTTTCCATTTTCAAAATCATTAACAAAAGTATTTGTAATATCATTGCCATAATTTAATTCGTCAATCGTTGTTCCGTCCCCACTACGAAGTTCATCAATATCATATCCTTTACTTTCAAAATAATCATTGATTTCTTTATCAAGCATAGCTGCTTGTGAAGTCAGTTGTGCTAATTTATGCATTTTTCTTTGTATATCTTTAGATATTCTCATAATTTCTCAACTCCCATCTTCCAATGAAACTATTATTTATTGACTATAGCCTGATTAATAATTCCTATGTCATAACCGGTACTATCTAATCTTTTTAGTTCATCTTCTAAATCGCTTGCGATACTTGTTATAATACCGACTTTTATGTAATCTATAAGTATTTCATCCCATTCATTGCAATATAATTTTTCTGGATTATCTTCAACAATTTCCATTGTAGATTCTATAAAATCAGAAAATTGTATTTGTCTTCCAAAGAATGTTTCTATCATATCTTCACAAATTATTTGTAGATATTCCTCTATATTATGAGTATAAATCTTATTTCTATTTTCCGCTTCTTCATTAAATTTATATTCTTTGCTTATTTTATTGAATACATTCATATCAGTAAAAAGCCACCATTCTTTGTTGCTTGACAAATAGCAACTTGTTTCTTTTTTCAACCTAACTTCAATATCCTCCGTTAAATTATCACTCATTACAGTTCTCATAGTATCTACATCCCTTCTTATTAAATATTCTAAATAAGCTGTTACACTCATATTATTCTCTTTTGCTTTAGATTCAACAGTCGATTTCATTTTATCGGTACAACGAAACTTTAAATAATTATCTTTCGCCATTGTGGTCACACTCCTTCCCATAAAGATGTTACCACAATAATATCATTGTGTAAAGAAAAAGAGAATTGCATTTTATACAATTCTCTTTTTGTATTCATATTATTCTTACACAACATCACTTAGCAACTCAATCACTTCATCAAGTTTCTCACTCGCTTCTTCCATACTATCAACAGCATCTTCAGAACACATCCCTCTATAACTGCTCTGCAATCCTTCGGGCATATTATCAAATGCTTCCTGTTCTTCATTCAATATAGAAGATAACTCACTTGAAGCTTTCTTCAAATCGGTTTTAATCAAATCAATTTGAGTTTTGAGTTGCCTTATCTTTTCTCTTCTCTGCTTATTCATTTTATGACCTCCCAACTAATGAAAACAAGTATATCCCCATAATTTATTTAACACTTGTCCATCACTAGGAATATTACTATAACTGCTCAATACCGTCTTGAGCTTATTATATTCATCTTCTGTGATATCAATGCCATAATCTCCCTTGGCAGTATTCCTCCAATCATATTTATCCTGGCATTCTGGACGGAAATACCATTTCTTATAAATCATTTTTCCTGTTTCTGGATCTTTACCAGAAAATAGACAAGTAATTGTTCTACCAGTGGCAATTTCCGTTGTAACTTGTCTGCCGAAGTAAGGATTGTACTGCATATAAGCCAATTTACCACGCTCAATTGCATCTTGCTTTTCATGTTCACTCATTTCAAACAACTGCTGTGTACCCCTTCCATAAGAAGTGTTATACACTTTACTGCTATTCACACCAACTGTAGAATATAACTTGACTCCGTTTTTATCAGTTGTCTCAACTCTTTTTACTCGTTCTCCATTGATGTAATCATTGCAAAGTCTGTCCATATAATGTACATTTCCATCTTTATCAACTGTACGAGTTGTCTTCTTCATATCATAATTGTCATACGCTGCTTTCGCAGCACTTCCTGCATAAATCCCTAAGAATGCTAATAGTCCTCCGAACATAATTATCAACCACCTTTCTTATATTATCTTCTCCATTTATCCATTTCATCAACAGACTTTTTATTGAGATTGTTATACATATCTATTCTTTTTCTTGCCTCTTCTTCCTTACCACTTCTCCAAAATGCAAACATTAATACTAAAAATATTATACTTATAACTGTACCCATAAATTAAATCCTCCTATTTAACTATTCACGTCTCATTGTTACTATTCTAATTCTATCATACAATTTTAAATCTTGCACTATATATCCAAGTGTTAAAATGATGCATATAAATAAGTCTTAATTCATACTCAAATCCTTTAATGACATCTGATGCATATAAAAATCCTTTGTTATATCCTTCATAATTATTATTGGGTTCAATAGTTATATAATCTCCATGTTTATGTACTTCATGTCCTCTTTTACACATTTCCTTCTTAAATTCTTTGTAATCAAACATAGTAATCACCGTTCCTTTACATAAAAATAAGAGACTTGTTTATTACAAGTCTCTTACTATATTCTCTATTATTCTATTTGTTACTTTAATTCATTAACATTGCCATTTGTCTTAATATAATTATAGATAGGCATTTGTATCTTTAGCATAATTTCCTTTAATTTTTCTTTTGACAAATTATCATCTTGAGCTTTAATTAACTCTGCCGCCTCCCTTGGTATCTGAACACCATACTCAACAGAAAATATTATTAAAGCTTCTTCAAATTTTGTAACATTTACTGTTTCGACAGCATATTGAAACGCTTCTAATAACCCCAATTTTGTCATATTGTACCTCCAAAAATAATTATATACATATTATATCGCCAATGATAATATTTGTACAGCCTTTTCTCTTCCTTCAGAGATAGTTGCACAACTACACAACCTAATCCAACCATTATATTTTTGTGAAAAACACCTAACTTCATATTTTTGATTATATTTGTTAATTTCCAGATTGCCAGTATTACGATTTACTATCGCACATTTTGTTTTATTTACTTTAAATTCTCTTCTCATAATATCACTCCAATCCAATAAAAAAGACAGATAATATATAATTATCCGTCTCAATTTAATTAATATTATATTTTATTCTTAATTACAAAATTTCATTTTGTTTTTCTAGTAATATTAATAATGCACTCATTGTCATTTTTTGTATGTATTCATCTTTGTCTACTTCTTTTTCAGTTATTGGCTGTTCTTCATTAATAAAATCATAATTTACATATAATGTAACTCCTGAATTATCCTTACACCAAACAGCAACAACTGTGTCGCCACCAAATTCAGTAATATCTTCTTTAAGTTCTTTGATTAAATCTGAACATTCAAAACTAATTTTTATTCCTTGTTCGTTTATAAATGCCATTATTATCATTCCTCCAATTTTTTAATAAATTCAAACCCATTTGCTGTTGTTTTCTTTTTAGTTCCATTTTTACGATAGAACCAATCGCCTTTTACAATACCCTCTTCGACTATTTCTTTTGCAACTGGATGTTTTCTAGTTCCAGACCATTCTAAAAAAGCACATCTCCATTTCTCTTCAGTAGGCTTTTCTTCATTCTTTTTCTCTGCCTTGTAATCTGCAAGTAATCTATCAATTTTTTCATCTGTTAAATTTTCTATTCTGCTTATATCCAAAGAATAAAAATCTGTCTGATTATAATGATTACTTGTATGATGCCACGAAGAATACCTCAAACAAACTTCTTTTAAAACTTTCACAGGTAGTTTCTTAAATTTTTCCATTGAGCATTTTAATTCAATTTCCTGTTCTTCTATTGTATCAAAAATATCTGCCTTTGTCCATTTACTTAATGGTTTCTCCCCATTTGAATAAGCATCAACCGCATTGTTACTCATTGACCATCCGCTATATCCTGCCATATTCATCAACCTTCTTTCTTACATATTATATCACACTTTATTTCTCATCCTCAATATCTTCTAAGCTGTCAATTCCTAATTCTTCCATAATATCATCACAAAGACAACTTCCATCACATTCAGTTCCATCGTATATAACAGTCATCTCTTCAATATTTAAAACATAACGACTTTCTTTTTGTTGCTTAAATAACTTTAGTACCTGTCTTAATAAATATTCTTTCCTATCCATAAATTTTACCACCATTTCTAATAGTATCTAATTGTTTACTTAATCATAACACATAATACTTTTGCATATTTATCACCATACCAATCTTCAAAATCTGCATAAATATCACAATTTGCCATTATAGTATTATTGTATTCTTCTTCATCCATCAGCTCATATAGACCTACTTCCATATCCTCAGTATAGTTTCCATATGGTGAATCTTCTCCTAATGATCTGCAATTATCCGTATGAAAATTACTAGGATAATATTTTCCATTACTCACTGCTTCATATACTTCTAATTCTATATATTTATTTTTATATTCTTCTTTTACATCCTTGATTGTCATTTCATCTTCCCCCTTTTGAAATTTCCGTTTCCTATGCTTTCTTTCCAAAATAATACTTAACAATTTTCTTAAAATCTTTATTACTTGCATAAGCAACTCTAGGCTTACTTCCATCAATGTTAAATTCTGTTACGCTTAAAATTGCATATCCTTGTACCGTTAATGTGGCAAGATATACAAGTAAGTTCAATTTGTATCCAATACTGTCAAACTGGATTTCTTTTCTTAGTTTCTGTACTTCTTCATCATAATTATCATCTACTTCAATAATGTGTGCAGAAGCATATGTATTAACTTTATACAATCTATTGTTAATTTTTCTTATCATATTATTTCCTCGCTTTCAAATAAATCATCGTTTCATTAGATTTTATATTCTAAATCTACTTTATTTCCATCAAATGCATTCCACCGTATATCAATATGCTTTAAATCTAAGCACTTAGCAATTGTTATAGTGGCAGGAATATTATCGTTTCTGTTATTCACTATTGATATACTAGCCCCACAATACATATTTCTATACTCATTTAAGTTTATCTCTGGCTCGCCAGTTCTTTTATTCATATCATTAATAGATTCAAGAGATTTTAAATCGTAATCCCATTTTGTCTCAATAGAGATATTTGTTTCTTTTATAAGCTCATTAAAATCTGAAACATTGATTGTAACCAATCTTGTATGTTCTTTATCATATTTTTTAAATTCATTGATCATTTTATCTACCTCCGTTCTTACTAATAAATCCTCAGTTCATATTATTCTCAATTTCTTTTAGTCTCTCTTCTGAACCGCCAAATTCGTAACACTTACATGGTTCATTATCAACAGATACATCTTTCCCATATTTCTTTCCGAAACATCTTCCAAGCCATTCTTTTCTACATAATTGACAATTATGCATATTCATTTCCTTTGTTATGTGCATATAATTCACCTCATTTTTAAAATTGTGTTCTAATAGTTATTTTTAAGACATTATCAATAATTTTCCATTCTCTGACTGTATAATAACCAAATTGTCTTATAGCTTCATTTGCATTATTATATCTATGCGTATCAAAGCTATGCATATCATAAATTTTAATATGATTATCTCCTGTGAAATTTTCTAAAAATTCTTTTACTTTCATATATTTGCCTTTCCCTTGAAACTCTTGTTTCATACTTTGCATTCTCTATATTCTTTTTCAGTTAATAGTCCTTCATAGCACATATCTTCAAGCGTTCTATATACAGCATTAGCTCTCCAACTTGCATATGAAAAACCATCAAATTCTCCAATAAGTGCATCTCTGTTTTCTTCACTTTGTTTTTCTAATTTTTCTGCTAATATGGAATTACGAAAGAAATATGCTTTATACATAGCTGCTTTAATTCTAAGATTCTCAACTTCATATTCCTGAGAAACTAATTTCTCTTGAGCTTCTAATAACTGTAACCCCATATTTCCTAATGGGCTTCTTTCAATTCTGTTTCCAAAATAAGTATAATTCATATATCATCACTCCATTTCTACACTAATTCATCGACTTCAACTACATCAGGATTATCCCTAAACCATGAATCATCCTCTGCAATTTCCTTTAACTCAATAAAATCTCTTTCAGAATCAAAGCAATCATTGTGTTTCAAATAAGCTGCTTTCACCTTTTCTCTTGCATCCTCATACGATTTTGCCTTTACTATCCCAACAGCCAATTCTTCAATCCTGTAAGCATATAAATTTGTAATATCCAACATGTTAAGCACTCCTTTCCGCACTACAGAAAAAATCATCTTCTGTAAAACTATATCTATCATAGTGTTCATAAATAAATTCATCACTAACATATTCATCAATACTTGCAATCATTTCATATGACGGCTCATTGATATTAACTCCCATCACTTCTGCAAAAGTTCCTTCATTTACAAGTTCTGAATAATACGCCTGTTTCAGTTCGTGTAACTGATCTCTATTTAATTCTTTTACTGTCATTTTTATCACTCCATTCTCTAATTCCTGATTCTAACATCTTCTTATATAATGTTCTCTTTTGCGAATTAGTCATACATCTGATAGTAAGATCAATTCTGTTTTCAAGTTTTCTTTCATCAATTCCACAACTTAAAGCATATTTTTCCAACAAGTCATTGATTGCAAAATCTTTTTCGCAATTACAATATGCACATGCTTCCCAATATTCCATGATCTGTTTATATAATTTATCTACTGTTTTCATATCTCATCACTCCATTTTCATCCATTTATTAGGTTTAATCACAATACATAATCTGTCGTAATCAAACCTCATATAATCAACTACATAATCCATAATGTTTTCTCTGCCTTCATATAATTGGTGCACATGTCTCACATTAATTTTATGTTTCTCTCCACTTTCAAATGTATCAGTGTATTTTTCAAGCAACCACAAATCAATACTCTGCTTTGCATTTAAGCAATCAATTACATTTCTGAATTCTGTATCAGCTTCGATAAATCCATATGGTCTATTCATATCATATACTTCCTTTCTTATAACTTTATCTTTCCATAATCGGGAATCATCTGAATAAATTCATCTGCATTTGTAAACTGTTCATTGATTTCAACCCAATACTGTTCGTTATTTGTATCTGTACAACAAGCTTCTAATTTAAAATCATGCTGTGCGTAAATCGTTAAGCATAGTTCTACTTTCTGAACAGATACACCTTTTGGAACTTCTTCAACAGTTGCGTACTCTTCCAAAAAGCTATTAATTTCATTTTCTTTTAAATCATAATTATAAAATGCCTGTAATGGCTTGTCTGTGTTGTCTAACTCATTAAATGTAATTTTTGTATAATCTAACATTTTAAGCACTCCATTTCTATAAATCCATTTCTCTTTAAATACTCTATATAATCTTCAATATCTGATTTCTTTTTAACTTCAATGTCGTCTGGATGATAATATCCATAAAAGGCATTCGTATATACCTTATATGTTTTATTTTTCATATCAATAACGAGGTTATAATTGTTGGCACAATCACCACGTTTCTTCCAATTCTTATCAAGCCAAAATAGATGTAATCTCATAAGACCAACTATCCTTTCTACAAGCTATTCCATACCCAAGTCAAGCACTCCTCAAATGATTCACTTGAATATACTTCTTCCGCCTCTGTATCTTCTGTTCCGCTTTTATAAACTTCATATCCTATTACACCATTAGTAATAATGTATTCGTCATTTATAATCCAGTTGTCCATTTCCAATCTTATGTTCATAAAATTGACCTCCTTAATCAATTACATTTCCGTTTTCATCTTCTGTGTAGTCGTACTCCCAATCACCAGCTCCATCTTCAATAAATTCTCCACCGTCTGTATTTTCTGCAATTTCCTTTGCTTCTTCCAATGAATCAGCCTCAACATCCAAATATACATAATCCGTTGATTTATACATAACTCTAAATTTTGCCATAATTATTATCCTCCAATCTTAAAATGAAATTGCTATTTACTGTGCTTCTTCAATATTCTTTTCCAACATAAATACAAGTCCATCCTTATATGTAATTCTGAACTTATACATTTCTTCAAGCCAATCGTTAAACCCATCATCAAAATATGTTTTTTCTGTTCCTCTTCTTGGCTTAATATCATCTAATAGTTCCATAAAACAACCTGTAATCCCAGATACAGACTCTGCAATTACTATTGGGTTTTCCATAAATGCAAGTGTTGATGGAACTGCTATGAATCTGCACCTATTGATATTCGGGTTACTACTTTCTGTTCTTTCAACTACAATAGCTGCCTGGTTGCAATTACTATTCATAAACATATTATAAAATCTATTTACATTTTCTTTTCGTTCTTTTTTGGTTGTTCTTCTCATTTCCATCACTCCAATCTATACTTCATAATCAAATTCGCTTAATCCACCACTTGCAAATACATATTCTGCTACATCTGGAACAAATATCATAAGATTATCGGGATATTTTCTTTCATCCTTAATTGCAAAATATCCTCTTTCTTTTACATCATCGTCTTCAAAGTAATAACCAAAAATCATTTCTATTAAATTTTTCATTGATGTTTTTGGCTCGTATTTCTGTTCTCTGATCCATGTTGCAACATAATCCATATCACACCATTTTTCTTTTGGGTAAGTAGAATAATCCTTTTCTTCTTTCCATCCATAATTATCTACCATTTTAATCACTCTCCATTTCTGATTCTAATAATTCATATACTTCATATCTATTGTCATACATATACTGATTAAATGCTTCATAATCTCCATCTTTATCAGGAAATTCTTCAACAAATCTTTCGTACATTGTATCTGATACAATATTTTCATTGAACAACTTGCCTTTGTATTCAAGTTCTGCATCAGCCCATTCTCCATGTGAAATATATCCAATATTCTCCATTCCACAATAATTTGGATATTCTTTCATAGGAAAACTTGCAATTCCGTTTTTAACTACAAAATCTCTCGTTATTGTGCTTGTCATACCTATACCTCGCTTTCTATAACAGATACATGATACTCAGGATGATCTTCTAAATATTTTTCATTTTCCACATCAGAATAATCACTGCAATATCTCTTAATAGTTCCACATTCATCTACAATTACGCTCCGTAATTCCATCATTTCACCTCCATTAAGTTATTCTCTTTAATCAACCGTAACTGCACCATCTTATTCAGATCCTTATTCACTGTAATCTGATTTTTACCATTCCCATAAATAAAATGACTACCACGACTTCTAATTTCGTGATAGCCATTTGCCTTGAGAATTGGTTCAAATTCTCGTAATCTTTTCGGTTTATGTTTGCACATTTTTAATCACACCTCCACAATTTCAATACAGAAATCATCAGGATTATATTCACTGCCTTCAATATCCCAACCATTCATATATTCTTCCTTTGCATCATTGGCAGCTTCTTCTGCTTCACCATAGGAATCAAATAATCCCCATTCAAAATCACTGCTATCTCTTAACTGACCGCCGTCATAACTGATAATATATTTATACATCTTAATCACTCTCCTTTAAACAAAATCTCTTGCAATATCTTCTCGACTTCCACAATTTGAACAACCTTCTGTATCATGTTTTTCAAGTATGCTCCATATTGCATTTTCCTCTTCTTCTGAAAGATTAAAACCTTCCCAATATTCTATATTTCCGTTCTTATGTGTCTGAAGAATTCCGCTAATCCATGTATCATTTGTCGTTTTTCTTACATAATCTTCAGGATTTTTGAGTGAAATATAATCTGGCTTAATCATTACAACCGCACCATATCCATTTACACATAATCCAAATGCTACATCTTCTGCATAAGACTTACTGTCAAATACCTTTGCTTCCTTATCTGATTCCCACTTTGCAATATTGGTATTTGTATCAATACTTGTTACATATTTAATTGTATTTACATTCTCATTGCCACCAATAATTCCTATCACATATTTGATTTTCTTTGCCATAATTCTTACCTTCCTTTTCGTTATTCTGCACAGTCTGTAATTACAATATAATTTCCATTACCTTTGAGGTATAAAAGCTCATATACTTCTCCATCATATCCACCGTCATTCATATTGTAATCTTCTAATGTTTCGTACTTCTCATAGTTGATAATGTAGTCACATATACCCCACAAACCCAATTCTTTTGCCTCTTTCTTTCTGTACTCAACTTCATGCTTATCTTTATATTTATGACTATTTACATCATCATAACTACATCTTACAAATGGGATTTTGAGATATTTAGCCAAGTCCTTTTCAATTTCTCGTAACTCTTTTTCATTCCTTTTTAATTCATATCTGTTTCCAATCATAATTCTTACCTTCCTTTCTTAATATGATGAATCGGTTCTTTCATTGCCTTATGCTACTGACTTCATATCATCATATAATGTTTCGCTTATGCCAAAATCAGAAGCAATTTCCTGGACAAGCTCATCGCCCCATTTGTCACTAAAATATCCCCAACATGAATCTTTTTCTTCCCAGTCATCAGTGTCTGTATCATATTCTTCTGTGATAATTCCATACACTTCGTCTTGAAGATACATATTGTACAATTCAATCTCTCCTTTAAGATTTTCTATTGCAGCTTCTCTCCAATTTTCTTCCGTTACATCAACAAGATTTCCGTTTTTATCTTTGTACTTTGCACCCCAATTGATAAGTGTTTCTTTTACATTTTCTTTTGTTGTATAAACCCAACCTGCTTGACCAGAATCCCATCTGTCTCCAAATTTAGATACACTTATTGATGTTCCACTATGTTCAAATACAAATACTGGAAGAATTACAACGTCTGATCCTTTTAACATCTCCATTGCTTCTTTATACATTCCTGCACTAGCATAGAAAATATCTCCGTCAAGTAATCCCTCTCTTAATTCTCCGTTGATATAATCTTCGCACTGTTCTTTTGTTCCCTTATACTGAAACCATCCAATATCATTTGCTACTTTGTATTCTTTGGAAAGTCGTAAGTTTTTCTCGAACTCATCTTCTCGATTTCTTTTATATGCATTAGCCATGTTTATGTATCTGGCTACATCATCTGACAGTTCAAGCTCTTTTGCTTTTTCAGCCATAGCATTATATTTAAAGACCGTACTTCTAATATCCTTTTCATACTCTGCTTTATTTGGTTTTTCTACAGCAGGTAATTCAATCGAAACAATTTCCATACGCTTATTAACAAGTGATTCAACCTGTTCTTCTGTTAAATGTTTCATACAAAGTTCTTTAAAGAAATCCTCTGCGTCATCCCATTTATTCTGTTTATCCCCAAGATAACCCCAATTATTTCCCCAACATACAATTTTCCCTATATTGCAATCAAAATCTACTCGTGGATTGAGTGGATCATTATCTTGTTCAATATGTAATCTCATCAATTTTCCATTTTCTTTGTAATATTTATATTCGCTACTCATATCAATCAACCTCACTTTCTTTCCATAAATCAATCAAACCAGGTAATACATAACCTAAGTCTATCCAGCTAAATTCGTCAAACTCTTCAAGTTCTTTAAGTTCGTCTTCTGTTGGAATTTCCGCACCCATAATTCGCTTTACATCATTTTCTGTTCCACCAACTTCAAGTATTCTATGTAATGTCATTTCTAATGCACCAGAAATATCATCACTTCCTTTTACTGTGATTGCATTCCGTGACCAATATTCATTACAAAGATGAAATGTCACAATTGTTTCATTTTCTTCTAGTAAATCTTTCAACTCAATCATTTCGCTTGCCTCCTTAATGAAATCCTAAATGCTGTTTCATATATAAAGCACCGCTAAGGAACATAAACAAATTCTTTTTACGTTCATCATTATCATAATCCCATACTGGAATCCCGTTATCATCACAGATCACCATTCCACCAAAGGCTTCATTACTACATTCTGTAAAACGTAGTGCTTCTAATAACTCTTTCCAGTTCTGCTCGTTATACTCCATTTCATTCACTCCTTCCATTACAAAAGGCAGACACAATTATTTGCATCTGCCTTTATTTATTCTCTGTTTGATTTACACTTCAATTACTTCCCAAGTCCATTCATATTCTCCATCGTAAGATGAAAGATATGCTGAACCATCATCACTTATTGTAAAATCAATCGAATCCTTATCTTCTTCGCTTGCATTATTTATTTCTTCTTCATAAGTATTCTGTGCATCCTTTTCGAGAAATGCATAAGCATCATCCTCATTATCGAATGCATCATGACTTGCAATTTCTTTATTATGAACCGAATAACAAATTACTACATATTTTTTCATAATTACTACCTTTGCCTTTCTATTTATATATTTCTTGTTTACTCGTTAACTTTCTTTACTTCAAGGATTTCATACTCAACATCTCCATTATCAAGTCCATAAATTCTTTTACACTCTTCAACGGATGATACTGTGCAACTTTGCGTTCTCCATTCCCAATTACTCATTGCGTCTTTGTATCTGAATGTTATATTAAGCATCTGCATTTTCCTCCTTTGGTGTAATTAAACTCATAAGATTCTCTCTAATATAGCCACAGAAAGCATCAATACTTCCATTTCCAATAGTCCAACAACTATCCTCGTCATAGTTCCAATGAATAATTACTTCATGCCCTGCTGTGATATTAGGTAAATCAACATCTTCCTTTCTCGCATATGAATTATTTGAAAGAGCTTTAAGATATACATATCTTCTGATATTCTCAATATCTCTTTCTGTTTCTGCATTGAAAATCTCTACCAAAAATTCGTCAGAACATTCATCATAAATATCATATTCAGAAGCTCCATTTTTCTTATTATCAAGTCTCTTCAACTCTTTGCTGATTACAAACAGTGCTGATTCCTCATACTTTTTGCATTCCTCTTCACTTCTAAATACAGTTCCATCTTCTGCAATGTACTCTGTTCTTACCACTACTTCTCTTGTTTCTTTTACTTCGTTTGTTCTCATAATATTTACCTTTTACCTTTCTCAGTCTTTGATTTCTATAATTCCATTATCTTCAAGAATTGTCTTTACCATTTCAAATTGCATATCTCTATCTTCTGTATTTTCAACTGCATCTACAATAGATTCAATTAGCAACTCCATACTTTCACTTGTCAATCTAAATTCCATTTCAATCACACTCTTTCTAAGTAAATTACAATTTCCTTTGATTACATTTCTTCATTATTATATGTATAATCAAAATCTCCATATGTTAATCTTGAATTAATTGTAGCTCTTGTTTCAGTTTTCCAGTCTTTGCGAAACTTTTTAGCTTGCTCTTTTTGAGATAAGTCGCCATCATAATATTCCATATTGCCTTCTTCAATCTCTTTCGAGATTTTCATCTTTAACTTCTGTTGTGATGTGCCAATGAATAAAAGACTCATACTAGAATATTCTTTCCATTCATTGCAGCTATGCAAGTAATATATTTGTTGTGCCATATAATCATCCTTTCTATGGTTGCTGATAAATCCAGTTTCCATGTCTTACCTTGTCGCTATATTTACTCCAAAATCCTAACTTTACCATACCTCTAACACTACCTGTTACATGAATACAACTACAATTTGTTGTAAATCTTTTACCTGTTGCGTTTTCATACTTTCGTGGACTACTGTAATATGCCATATAATCACGCTCCTATCTAAAGACCATGCAATATTTATTATGATTACTATTGTCTGCTACAAATTCAAACAAGATTACGTCATAACCCTTTTTCTTGATATATTCCTTACGTTCTTTAGAATTATATTCCTTCGTAAGACCTTCTAAAGTTTCAAAGAAATAATGCTCAAGCCCAGAATCTAACACTTCTGCTTCTTCTCGTGTATCATGTCCGTTACGAATCTTACCTGCTTCTTCTTTCGTAATGTTAAAATAATCTGTAGTTTTGTGAATTTCCATTATGACCTCCTATTCTGCCATATCCAACATCAACATACTGTTTGTGTCTGCCAGATAATAACTTGTGTTGCACATTACCTTGTTGTATTCAACTTCACCTTCAAAGTCATTTACAACTGCTTTTTCTTCTAATGTCATATCAGAATATTTTTTCTTTCCATATGAAGGTGGCAGCCATCCTTTATGTTGTGCTCCAAATATATTGAACTTTTTCAATAACTCTTCATTTGTAAATGTAATGTGGCAAGTTCCCTTCTTATAAAAAGTTACATTGAAATACTTCAATACAATATCTTTTGACTCTCCATATTCTTCAGCAAATTCTAGTGACTGGAATAAATCAACTGCTTCTGTCAAGCCGCCATCAAGATAATTGAAGCACTTTTCAATATCTCTTAATTTGCTTACTACATCGTGATCGGTTGGTTTAAATCCACCCCATGAATATTCCAAATCTCTCCATCCTCTTAATGGAATGATTACTTTTTTATTTATAATCCATGCTTTATTTGTTTTCCATCCATTAAAATAATGAATGTTCTTACTGCATTCATCATAATAGGAATATTTATTACTCAGTTCTTCAAAGAGTGAAATAATTGTATCTTCAATTCCCTTTATGATTTTCTTGCTCATATCAATTTTCAGTTCGTATATATTGTGCAGCGAAAATTCATAGTCTTTTAATTCTTCGACCTTGTTATAGTATTCTCTCTGCAAATTATTTGTGAGCTGACCAATGAACTTCGGATTATCAAATAATGCTGACCAATATTTACCACGAATTTCTCTTATATATCCGTTTACTGATGCACTATCTTTTCCAATACTAAGATTTAACACGCAACCGCCAGTCTGTATTGTCTGTCCTGTCTGCTTGTCTTTTCCAAACTGATATAGGATATGTGGTGACATTGCATAATACTCTTTAATGAGTTTCACGCCTGCTTCAACTTCCATTTTATACTGTTCGACTATTGCCTTTAAAAAATCATTTTCTGCAAGCTGCGTGTTTTCTGTGTTATATGTATATTCTCTCTGTTCCTTGGCTTTCTCTAAGCTATCAAAGATAAAAGAATCTCTCTGTACATCTGGAAGTTTTACTTTTATCAATGCAATTTCAACGTTTGTTTTTCTCTCTGCATCCATAAAAGCATCCTGAATATACTGAATGTCTGCATTGTATTCTTCTAACATTCTATTCAGCATTATTCTTTCATTGTTGCATTCATTTTTTAATGTCTCTGCGTTAAGTAGACAAATAACAGCACCGCCATTTCTCTGTTGCATTTCCAATGCTTTTAACAGATGTTTACATCCATTTGAGAACGGAGGATTCATAATAATTAAGTCATATTCCTTCATTGTGTCGTATGTCAAAAAATCATCATGTACAACTCTGAAATTCTTTTCCTTTAATACTGCTCGTAAGTTTACGTCATTCTCTATACAGTCAATATTTAACTTGATTGTTGTGTACCATCTGTTATTAAAATCTTCCTTTTTCTTTAATGCTTCAACAATATTTCCCTTACCTGCTGATGGTTCAAGAACTGTATGTATCATTTTCCAATCCAATCCATCAAGCATTTTATCTATAAGATTTTGTGGCGTTGGGTAGAAATCTTTGTTATCTGTAAACATAATCTATACCTCTTTTCCATATTCTCTATGTTGATTTACGAATTTTTGTATCTCATCTTTTGTTTTGAACCATTCTGTTATATGTGCATCATTTTTGTCATTAATATTTTCTTTATATGCACCATATCTATAACCATCTTTATAAGCCATACAATTATCTGGAAGATAACTAATTCCATATTCATAATTTCCAATTACCATATTTACCATTTCCTTTCACTATAAAAGGTGGTATATTTTAACCACCTTTGTTTTATACTGTACTAAGTTTTTCAGTTGGATCATATTTGAATATAAATCCCTTCTTAAAGCTACTGTAAAATCCCTGTAATGTTGCCAGCTTTCGCTTTACATCTGCAAAGTCTGATTTTGATAATTCTGTATCAGGCTTTACTACAAATAGCTTTTCACCTGTCTTTGTGTGTACATCTTCTGTTACAGTGTATGTGATTTGTGTTTCTGTACGTTCTGTTGCATCGTCCACTGTATTATTCTCTGTCTCTTTAATAGTTACATTTAATTTTTCACATGGATTCTCTTTGAATAAGAAAGCATGTTTGAACTTACTATAATAGCCTCCAAGAGATTTGATATACTGATTTACCTTGATATATTCTTCACGGCTTAATTTCTCAATTACCTTTGCAAGATATATCTTTTCTCCTGTTCGTGTGTCTGTATCTTCTGTTACTTCGTAGGTATATTTATTTACGTCCACATCAGTTTCAGTCGCCTTTGTTTCTGTCTTATTTGTATTAGACTTGATAACTTTCTTTACAACCTTTTCAACCTCATAAGGTGTTTTAACTTCCTGAATTTCACACCATGCAATAGCACCTTTATTTACCCACTTCATAAATCCATCGGTCATAGTACCAATAAACCAGTGATTAGCCTGATTTGCATTTCCTGTACATTCTTTTGTAAGTTTTCCATTAAGTTTATATGCATGATAAGAAGTTTTTCCATCCTCATACACAGTTGCTTTAATTCTGTAAACATATCCCTTATTTCTGCCATAATTGAATGATGTTTTTAAGATAAAGCACTGACCATCTTTGACACATCCGTTTTCTGTTTCAACAGCTTTGTTTTCCTTTTTATATTCAGTAACTTTTACCTTCTCATATACAACTCCATCTCCTTCTCCAAGCATTCCACCACAAGTAGTATCAATTTTATTGATAAATGCCTCGAACTGATCCATAAGTGCCTTATCTTTTTCCATTGATTCAATATGACTGTCTGCCTGTCGTGCTGCACTTTCTTCATCATCATTCCATCTACCCATATAGGTTGTTATCAAAGATTTTTTATATTCTTCTCGCTTCATAGTTCTGAAATTCTGCATATCTTTCATGTAGCCTTCATATCTATAATAGTTATCAATATGAGCGAACTTTAAAATTCCATTTCCTTTCGCTACATAGACACCATCTTTTTCAATATGCCAATTCATTCTAGGTGGGTTTGCCATATGTCCAGGAATAATACCAGTTACAATATATTTTTCAGAAGTTTCGTTTGCCTTACTCCGTAACTTCTCAATCATTTTCTTTGCTGATTCTTCTTCCTGTTCACTTGCTCCTCTTTCCATTGTCATCTGTTCAAGCTTTGCAATCTTTTCTGAAATACTTCTATCCTGAAGTATTCCATCATAATTATATTTGCGTATTTCTTCTGGCTTTGCATCTCTGCTCCAATTTACAACTAATATATATCCATTCTTTGTAGCAATTCCACCCCAATAAGCAGGATCATAATAATCTGTCATCATGTCGCTATGGTCTGCATGATATCCGAACACTTCCCATCCGTCCATTGCCATAAGCTTATGTGCCATCATTACGCCTACATCCTGATATTCATAATAGGTACTCATAAAATCAACCTCGCTTTCTTGTAATAAAATAGGCAGCTAGTAGATTATTCTCCTAACTGCCTTGCGGTTACTATAAATTTATTGCTTTTCCGTTCTCATCATATTCAATCGGTGCAATGTGAACTGCATAACCGATTTCTTTTTCTTTGTCGTAAATCTCCATTGTGCCACCTGCACAAAATTCAAATGAGAACCGCTTGTCATCCGATTCAAGCAGCTTAATCAGATGATCCGTGAGTTCATTTAAGTTCCGTGCATCCTCTTTTGACTTTTCAATAGTTGTCATTTCGCTTCACTCCTTTTCATAAATTTCTAACTTATGTAACAAATCAAACATTGCTACATATCTACCCTGATTCCGTTCTTTGAGTTTATCATTGTCGTTCTGCATTGCATCATCATAATCCTTATTTACTTTTCTAAATTCCTCTGCAATAATTTCAAGAATTTCATCCTTTGTCTTGCTACATGTATATTTTGCCATTTCCCTTCACTCCTTCCTAAAAAATCTTAGTTTCATCAGTTATCTTCTCTTGCACATAATGTATAAATCTCTGCATCAAGTACAACTTCTCCACAATCCTCACATTCTAAGCATACATCTTCTGGATTATCCCAATCTCCATATGATACAATACTCACCTTATGTCCTCTGTGTTTCTTTAGTTCGTTCCATAAAATCATATTCATATCATCTGATTTCTCTTTATCACATGCATATTTTTCTTCCAAAAATGCTTTATAATATTCAACTTCATCAAATTCATTCTTTTCCATATCCTGCAATGTTGAATAAATCATTTCTGTAAGTTGTTCTTTGGTATATGACTCATACACTTCATCAGGTGTTAAATCTTCATCTTCGCTTCCAATAAAGTAAAACCAAAATTCTCCAATCTGACAAGCAATACAATCATCATTTGGATTACTGATAATCTTTACTGTTCCATCACATAAGCCTTTAAAAACCATCTCTTTAAATGTCATAATCTTTCCTCCAATCTTCTAAAGAAATGCGAATTTCTTTTACTCTTTTACTTCTTCAAAATAATCTGGTGTACATGAATATTCAACACCTACAATTCCTTTTGTACCCATATTTGTTTCAACTGTATATGTTCCGTCATGATGCTTAATTGCTCCATATACTTTACCAGCCGTCCAAACCGTAGCAAAATCATCATCGCCTGTTAAATCTTCTTCATAATCCTTTATACATCTTAACTGTCTTTTATATTTCATTTCTCTTACCTCCAATCAATAAGAAACACATATTTAGTGCCAACTTTCGCAAGTAGAATTTCTGTCAACTAATCCTTCTACTTCTGCACAATATCCTTCATAAGTTGTACAAGGATTGTACGCACTGCATCCGTCACAACGCTTGCACTTTCGCTTTGAACTGCTTACAATATGATACATATTCGGTTCTACATATTTCTCTTTAATGTCTTCCCATTGTTTTTGAGTTACTTTTAAATAAGCATTTACAATCATTTCTCTTACCTCCATTCTAAGAGAACACGAATTTTTTACAGTTGAATTAATTTATCTCCAATCAATAACTGGTCTAATCTTAAATTACTTTGTTCAACCTCAAGCATATCTTCAAAACCGTTTTCTTCAAGAATTTGCATTGCCTTTTCTGCCTTTTCTTTGGTAGAACACTGTGCAAAACAAGTGCCTTCTAAATCATCAATTCCATTTACTTCCCATATCTGCATTCCGTTCATCTTTTTTACCTACCTTTCTAATCCAAGAAAACACGCATTTACTATTCTATAGGTATTATTTCTAATACCTCACCTTCATCTCCGTTATATTTTAAATCAAACCACAAGGCTACATCTTCGCAAGTTGCTTCGTCATTAGATGTCCAGAAATGATCCTTTTGTTCTCCATTTTTAAATGTAACTATATTCCATTCTTTCATATCACTCGTCATCTCCTATTCACTATGAAATATCCATTTACTCTTCTATGCTGTTTGCTCCATCTGCAAATCCGTCATCGTAACCCTTGTTATACATAGGATTCTCAAATTTTGTATTTGCAATAGGTGAATCTTCTTCAATACCAAAGAAAGATTTCTCTTCCTCTGACATCTCGCAATATTCATCAAAATATTCCATTGCACTTTCTCTGTCGTCAGAGATAAGTCTATCCGCAAAGAATGTTGCAAGTTCTTCAAGCCTGCAACGTGGGATAAAATTCTCTTCTACCTTTTGCCTAAAACAGTCTAAGGCGTTTGCAAGGTATAGTGTTTTTAATTCTACATTTTTACCAAACAATCCATAAGAGAAATAATTTCCATTCGCCCATTGCTGATTTTCAGGTTGTGTTGGATCATATCCACTAACAACCGCATACTGTGTATCGCTTTCGCTTTGTAACAAAGCATATTTGTCATTCCGTAAAATTGTTATCCATTTCATATTGATTCAATCCTTTCCTTATTATAATGTGACCGTATAGCCGTTATCACAGCTTTATATATGATTATTCTCGTTAAGCGGTTCTCTTTTTAATGAATATAACTTTAGTGCCTTCAATCTGTCTTGACTGTTCAAGTCCAAGTCCTTCAACAATTATATCTTCCACATAAAGAAATACAGCAGTTCTAAAGTCGAGAACAGGATACTTTGTTAAAGCATTTGCCTTAAGATTTTCAGGTGTAATCTGTCTGAAATTATTTGACAAAAATTCCTTAGTTTCATTTCTATCCTGTGCATATAGTTTATACATATCTCGCAATGCTCTTGTAACATAACTTACATATCCACTGTGTTTTCTATTGAAGCCACTATCACGGATAATATCATATACATATTCTGCACAAGCTCCATTGTCGATTGCACAAAGACTTAATGCTTCTGTATATGAGCCAAGAACGCCCATTCCTCTGTTACCTGCCTTTTCTCTGTAAGCAAAACCATATATATTCTTCATTTTCTCAAGAGTTTCCGTTGCTGGATCATGTAATACAAGCATTGCTCCATGTCTCTGTATTGGAGTTACCTTGCGAACTGATATTCCCTGAAAAGCATATAACTCTGCTTCAAATGCAACTCTTTCAGAATCTTCCGTTGGTGCATTTAAGATTAACTGCACCTTTAAATCCTTGTATTTGTCTTTATCAACAATCTGACTTGCAATCCATCTTCCATAACCATCAACTATATATACTTTACCTTCTTCCCAATGTGGTACACCAAGTAAAGGCATAAGTTTCCTTTCATCCCAATTATTAGTGAGATATTTTAAATCTCTCTCCGTTCTTTCGTCTGTCTGATACCGTGAATCAACTTCCATTAACTCAACAGGTATTCTGATAATTGCAATGTCTTCATGCATATCAGTGTATGCCTTTGTAAGACCTTCTAACTTGTCAACACTTCCCTTTGATTTTCTTCCTGTTACTACTTCAAACATTTTGCACATAATTAACTACCTCTTTCCTTTTAATATTTTTAATATGTATTTTGTGTATAAAAAAACGGCTTGCCTTTCGGTTCGCCGTTTAGTTACTAAACTTTTCAAACACCCCTGACTTAAGCATATCTGATTTCCAACACTCAAAGTCTGGATATTCTGCTTTGTTTGCTAAGTCTCTGTAGACTTCATACATCTGCTTTTCTGTGAATGTTTTACCTTTTAGCGGTTCTTCATATGTTATATATTTCATTATATTTCACCTCTTTCTATTAAATAATTTCTGTATGCAGTTTCGCTTTCAAACTGCTGATATTTGCCTATACTTGGCACAAATCCCATATAAGCAAACCCGTTATAATATCCCTTCATGTATTATCCTCCTTGCAAAATGTACTATTCTTACTGTTATCTTTTTGTTCTCTTTAAGCTTTCTCATTTTCTCTTTTATTGCTCTTTCGTGAAGATAATCCTCATCGTCTTTAATAATTTCTGCCTCTGGACGTGTATCTACTACACAAACTCCGTTACTTGCTATATAGGTTACTGTTGGTAACATTTTCATACCTCCTTTAATCTTGCATCACGCATAATCCGTGAGATTTCATTTTCCGTTTTGGCGTTGGCTATTGCCTGTAATGTACCTTCTGAATACTGTAATTGCTTTGCGATGCGTATAGCATCATATTTTGTTTTACTCATAGTTATATTCTCCCTTCTCATTTTGCTATTATGAAATCATAGCAATCTGTATCTGTGTAGATGGTTATATTATTCCCATTTTGCGTTACTGACGTTACTTTGTTTAAATTTAAGTAACCGTATTTGCTAGGCATATTTTTGCCTATTAAAAAAGCACTCAATATGAGTGCTAAAGTAATGAGTATATATGCTATTTTGCGTTTCATTTTGTGTTTACCTCCTTAATTTTGGGTATAAAAATAGCACCTAACAGATTTTCATTTCCATTAGATGCTATATAAATATGACACTTTATGAGATTATTTTTTTACAAGTTCCATTTTATAACCAAGTGCATCAATAATTTTCACAAATAAAACTAATGATGGACTATGTGTTTTCTTTTCAAACCGTGAGATACTTTGCTGTTTGCTTTCCGTTAAATCGGCTAATTCCTTTTGAGAAATATTAGACTCTTTCCGTAATTTAACAACATTATCAATTAAGTTGTTCTCTATATCCTCTGCACGAAAAGTAGTGGCTGGTAAACCACTTACTTCTCGAACTGCAATTTGCTTTTGGTCGATTGCAACAGCTTCTAATAACCCTTGCATTGTATCATCAAAAAATTTGCTCATGATTATTCCTCCTTTAAAATTTTTACTACTGCCTTTAGAGCTTTCTTTTCATCAGGTGTTAAGTCTGCCTTTTCATCTTTTGAGTAGACATTGACAAGATATACAGTTTCTTTTATATCAACATCTACATAAATTACTCTTGCACCACTTCGTTTCCCTTTTCCTTTATTCTCCATTGGGATACGGATTTTTCTTAATCCACCTGTATGAGAAATAGTATCTCCTAATTTCGGATTTTCTAATAAAATTTCTTGTAAGTCTTTTAAATTTTTATCAGTTAATCCTAAATCTTGCCATTTAGCGGTAAAAATTGGTGTTTCAATAAAGGTTCGTGTCATATTTTTATTTTCTCCTTTGTTTATACACCTATAATACATCAAATTTGTTGTATTTGTCAAGTCAAAAATAGCACCCTTTGCGTTTGGGTACTTAGTGGATGTTGCTATTATATTTGACGCAGTTAGTCTTCAAAACTATAATTTGCGTCTATGTCTGCAATTTGCTCATTATAATATTAACGAAGTTCATAGTTACTTCCGTGCGATGGATAGCCTTCAGCTTCGCATTGTTCGGCTATCTCCTGGCATTCTTCTTGATATGCCTTTTCAAGTTCGCAGATCTTATCTATATCCGCTTTTGTGTAAACATTTGCTTTGAGCATAGAGTTACGCATATCTTCGATTGATGGCATAATAATTCCTCCTTTTTACATCTGATTTAATTTTGCCTGAAGCTCGGCTATTTGAGCTTCAATAGCTTGTTTCTCAATTTCTTTTGCATTCCATTCCGCATCTGGAATCCATTCCATGATTTCAAATGGTTGGACACAAAGATATTCACATACTTTATTTATTGTATCAGAACTTATATTTTCGTTTTTTGAAAATCTTGTTGGCATATTTTGAGACAAACCTGCATTACATAAGTCTTTCCATGTCATATTGCGTATTTTTAAAAGTTGCCCTAATTTATTAAAAACTATCATATATTATACCTCCATCAATTATTAGCACCTCCTATTCTATCACATTATTTTGTAATTTTCAATATGTGTAAAATCCACACTATAAAAGCGGTAAAGTTTCTCTTACCGCCTCTAACTATAGATTTTTATTACTTTTCTGCAAAGTAGTGCTTAATTACAATATTGCTAATAGTGCTTGCAAGTCCAGAATAATCATATTCCATCTTGCCTGTCTTACGATTCTTTTTTGCCTTTACTAATGTATTAATCTGACGCTCTTTGAAGGATATAGTGTCCTTCTTATCATCAATATCAAATTTGTTAGAGAACCCCTTTACATAGCAATCATTAAGAAGTTTCTTGTCCTCTGCTGTTAATTTAACTCTTGTCTTTGCTGTGTATGGAGTTTCAAAAGGCAGACTGAAGGTTGTCTTAATGATTGTTTCAAGTTCTGTACTTGCTTTCTTGTATGCTTCTTTTACTTCATTTGACATTGTTATATTGCCATTTTCTCCTGCCTTAGAATTAATATGAATTGCCTCTAAAGCATTATATAATTCTGGTGACTGAAAAGCAGGAATGATTGCATATTTTACCAATTTAGAGTTATCCCATGAAGCAAGCACCCTAAGAACTGTACGGACTACGTCCTTATTATTGCCAAAATGGTCTTTGTTCTTATTGGTCAATGAAGCAAATACCTTATTGTAAACCTCAAGAGTTTCTTCTTTAGATGTTTCAAGGTCAGACTTTTCCTGCTTAACATCCTCAAGTTTCTGGTTAAGGTCATCAAGCTTAACCTTCTTTTTATCCTCAGACATATCCTCATTTTTCTCAAGGTTTGCTATCTGAGTGTTTAACCGTGAAATATCAGCTTCAGCCATCTGAATGAGCATTGCACACTTTTCATGTTCAACTGCTGTCATTAATTCCTGCTTCTTCTCATCCGTGATTTTTTCTGCGTAAAAATTGATTGACAAAGTTCTCATAATATACCTCTTTCCCCGACTTAACGCAATCGGTGCAATATAATATTTTTATTGTATTTATAATTGTAGTGTTATGCACACTATAAAAGGGTAGACTAATTGTGTATAGTCCACCCTTCTAACTATGTATAAAACTTTGTAGGGAACGCCTCACCTACTAGCGTAATGAGCATATTAACATTAAATCCAGTTAAGAGGATAGATACTCCATAAGTATACTTATTGTAGGCATTACCCTGCTAATAAATAAATGCTTGTAGGTTTTACCCTGCAAACTATGTTATATCTATCATTAACCTTTTATATTTTAGTTGCTATCAGCTTGGTTATCGACTTCACAACTTTAACCGTGATTTAATCGGTTAAGATTTTTTATTGACCGTCAACTACTACCTTGTAAACACTCACACCCTGGAATATAAGCTGAAGGGTTCGCACTTGAGCCTTATGTCTTTTCTGACATCTTCCTCCCATTATTGGCAGGGTAAAGGCACACCACTTTAATATGATGCGAAGATTGTTAATCTTCGGGCTTATGCACCTATTTCAAAGTACAATTTGAGCCGTCCTCATAGGATTTTAGAGTAAACCCATAAAACCTATTATTCAATTTGTATAAGGTTAAACTCATTGAGATACAACCTTAGAATCTTATATCCTACTATAGTCTTTTGTATCTATTCCAGGGAATAAATACAGTGCCTATATAAGAAATATAAAATTGTTTTTTCCTATGGGGATTTACTAATACACTGAATCGTGATAAAATAGACTTGTTCAGGGACTATTTACACAATTACTTGTAATTAGTCGGCTATATATTCAAGATATTCTTGTTCAGTCGCAAAAAGCATATAACTTTTTGTGGCTGAAATATAGCCATAATACCCATTGGGTACACTGTACCCTTTTGGAATATTATTCACTTTTCAAATATGGCACCTCCTATTCTGGTTTTAATGACTTATTCCTTGTCAAGCTGTTGTTTTATTGTGATTGTAGTATATCACAATGTATTGTGTTTGTCAATATGTTGTGTTAAGTTTTCCCGACCTTACGAGGAAGGTTCGTTTTACAGTACTTTCTTAACTTGGCTATATCTTATCACAATTAATTGTGATTGTCAACAGATTATTTGAATTTTTTTAAATCAAATTGTTTATCTGTTGTTGTATCGTATGTTATCACTATTTATTGTCATTGTCAATAGATTATTTATAATATTTTAAATCTTTTTTAAACGATATCAAAATGATATCATATAGCAAATCAAACCATATGACATAGTTTTAAAAACTACATCGAATCTGCTCAAAAGTATCAGTAAAAATAATGGTTAATATATATCTATTAGCCATTGTTTTTATATGTTGGGGGTATTTAAAACCAAAATGATAGTCGCATTTTGGCAGCATCCACTTAGCTGGTTATTCTACACACCAACTCAAAAATCTAACCCTTCCCCAATATTCAAAATCTCCACTAAAATCAAGCAAAATCCCAATTCTTCCCATCCCAACCCCATATCGTACCCCATATCGCTCAAACCCACTAATCAAGCCACTTTCATTCACTTTACAACCCAAAAATTAAACTTCCATCTTATCAAAAATTCATTCACAAATCCAAAATCTTCCTTATTTATAAGTACTTTTACCGATAATCATTTTTAATCCAAAATCTATCATTAATAATTAATCACACAAATCACAACTCTCTCATCTACAATACAAGGGGGTGCATAAAAACCACACCAGAAAACCCAAAAAATCGCCTATATGCATCACAAAAACAACCAAAAATATAATACAAACCATCAAAAAATCCCACTATAACAATACTAAAGAATCTCATTTCTCATCTAAACCCTCCATCTCGCCAATACACAGCGTTTTCATTTTACCCTACCAATAACACCTAAAATCATTTTTTCCCACCCAAATGCTCAAAATACAAGGTCAATTTTTTACATCACCCAAAATTACATTAACTATCTATATACATTCACATACATTTACTATAAATAATATTGTCAATTCTCACGCCTATACAAAAATCCACTCTCACAGCTCAAATTTCAATTTTTATCCTCTACCCTAACAACTAACCACCTGACATATAAAAATCCAAAATAGACTCTAAATCATTAATTTTTCGCCTTATATCCAATGTAAAGAATTTTACATTAACTCTCTTTGTTAATTAACATATTCATACAATACTAAAAATTCATAATTTTAAATTCATATAAGAGAATAATCTATTGTGAATAATCATCACACCACTCTCATCAAACAAAAATTAATAAATTTATTAGCGGATAAAATTGCATCTTAATCTATTTAGGGAGAAAATCACACCTCACAGAAAAATTAGCCACTTTTATCTCATACCCTTATAAGTTATCACTTAAGACATAAAAATTGAAAATTACTCTCAAAAACTCATTTTAAACCCACAGATAGGGGTATGAGAAAACTATATACAAGCTCAAAAAAGATATAGTATGTGCGTAAGCACAAGATGTAGCCCTTTGATAAGGGCGGTCTTTTCGCAGCGTTAGCAGGAAAAGAACATCTCTAGGTAGACAATTGAAGAGAGAATAATATATCAAAGGAGTAATCTATGATACAAGAACATGAAATACCCAAATATAAAAAATCTAAGAAAAGCAATATCTCAAAAAGCAATCATAAGTCCAAACACAAACATCAATATGAAGAATGCTTGATTCAATATAATTCGACATTTGTTGGAAAAACAAATAGACATACAAGATTAACTGGATATTGTACTATTTGTGGAAAAATAGGTTCAGTCAAAAATGGAAAATATGAAACTGAACTAGAACAACTAAGAAAAGAAAGACAAGGTGATAGTAAATTTTGTGTATTTATATCAGATGAAGAAATATATGAAAAATATCATAATAAGTTACCTGTGTTTTATATTGATGATCCATTTGCTAATTATGTTGTTTTAGAAAGAGAAAAATAATTCAGAAGGAAAAAATGATATTATGAAAAAGCCAATTTTATTTAAAAGAACAAGAAAATCTGTTATAAGAAAGTTATCAAATTCTTATATAAGAGAAAATCTTGAATATTTTGGATATATGTTTTCAACATTAGAAATATGTTATATGCTATTTCACTTAAAAGAAATAAATAATATGTTTCAAGGTCAGAAATAATATAGGTACGTCATATATGTACCCAAATGAAAATATCAATTAAAAAACACCATGTACCTAAAATAACCAATAACAATTAACCAAAAAATTATGGAGTTTGTATGAAGTGAAACGAAATACAAACGGAATATTCTTCTCTTGATAATATGAGTCTATATAGATATAGACTGCACAAAATTGATAGCTGAGATGTACCCAAATGAAGTAAATTTTCACTTTTGGGTACATGCTGTATGTACCCAAATAAATTTTTAACAATTTCATACAAGTGCAATTTTTAATGTTTTGTGAATTCAAATGGAGAATATACTATTGAACCACTTACCACACTCTCATCTCACAAATTGTAACTGTAAATTATGTTTTAGAAGAAAGGAAAGAAAATGGAACAAAAAGAACTAAAGATTGATCCTGAATTAAGGGATTTATTACCACCACTTACTGATGATGAGTACAAACGACTTGAAAAAAATATTGTAGAAAATGGATTTGACAAGAATTTTCCTATTATGGAATGGCATGGTTATATTGTAGATGGTCATAATCGTTACTCTGTGTGTCAGAAACATAATATTGAATACGTAGTTGGAACGCTTGCTTATGAAACAAAAGAAGAAGTTATGCAATGGATGCTAGATATTCAGCTAGGAAGACGTAATCTGTCTCCCATACAAAGAATTGCTGTAACTGAGAAGTATAGACCTATTTATGAAAAACAGGCGAAAGAAAATCTTGCAAAGGCTGGGAATAATTATGGCGTTGGTAAAAATAAAAAGCCTTTTCAGAAATCTGAAAACCCTATTATTCCAATTAATACAACAAAAAAATTAGCCAACACAGCAGGCGTTTCTACTGATACATATTCGAAAGGTAAGAAAATTCTTGAATCTGATAACGAGGAATTAAAAAAAGAAGTTTTATCAGGCGAAAAAAGCATAAATGCTGGATATAGAGCATTACAAAATGAAAAGAAAAAAACACAATCATCTGATAATCAAACTAGAGAATATAATATTGATCAACTAACTACATCATCTCCTACTATTCAAAATTCTCAAAAAAATCAAGTCAGTGATGAAGTCAAACAAATATGCGAAGACCTTAAAACTGAAAAGTCAAAAGAATATCTTGATTCTATTTGGGACTATAGAATTTCTATTATTGAATGTATGAATGCTGATTTCCAAATGTATTATGATGGATTTGTTAGTATTCTTAAAGATATGGAAAATAGAGTCAACAAATCAGAATTAGATGAATGTATTGCAAATGCAGAGAATAATATAACGAAACTATTAACAGCTATTGAATTAGCAAAAAATACAAAATTAAAAATGGAGGATTAAAGTATGTTAATTAAAAAAGAGTATAAAAACATTCCACTTGATGAATTAGAGTCAATGACAGATTACCAAAGACCACTAAATCATGCATTTATTGAAGAAAACAGTAAACCAGGAGTATTTGATAAAGATGCCGTTGAGTGTCCAAAAATTAGTGTGAGAAATGATGGTACTAGAAAAATGGGTGATGGTCAGCATACAGTAGGTATCGTAAGACGTGTTGGATGGAAATCTATTAGATGTGAATTGCGTTATGGCTTAACTGAACAGGAAGAAAATGATTGGTTTGCTCAAGAAAATACAAAAAGACAACCACAGAGTAGTAAAAGAATTTTAACGGCTCAAATCAGAGGTACATATAAAAAGAATAAAGATGAGCAAGATTTTTATAATTGTTTAAAATCTCTTGGATTTAAATTAAATATTTTTGGAGAAGAATCAGGAAGCGATTATAAGATTAATTGTACTGCTTCACTATTAAACTTGTATAAAGAATATGTATCTACAAATAAAAAAGAGAAATTTATTGAGTGTATGGATATTCATAAAACTGCTTTTAGTGGAAATCCAATATCTTTACAGTGGAGTTTTATTAGAGGAATGTTTGATTTTTATGAAACATATAATAAGGAATTTGATAAAAAACGTTTATTAAATGTGTTATCTATCTCAGATCCACTTTCAATTAAGAAAGAAGCAGATAGTGATACATATACGGATAAAACATCTACAAAATACGCAAAGATTTTTGTATCTAAATATAACTATAAAGTTCCAAAAACAAAACGATTAAAAATGAGTAAACTTGAAGATTAGCATAGTGAGGTGATACGTCTTGCCAAACTATGTAAAAATTCCACGAGAAATCATTTATGATAAAGATCTCTCGTCTAAACGTGTGATAATCTTCTCATATCTTTGTGCAAGGCGGTCACTTGATGACACAGTGGCATTTTCCACAACAGAACTTTGCCACTGGTCTAAATTGAAACCTAACTACAGAGATGGAAAGATAAATCAGAAATATTATGAAGTTCTATCACTTCTCTCTCATTATGGATACTTTGAATCATGTCCAGATTTTGAGAAAAGTCTAAAAGAAAAGACCAATTCGGTCAAATATCAGCAAGTAAAACTTAATATAGAAAAATTTGATGTACCTGATAAATTTGGAATTATTTATTTTGATGAGTTGGATGTAATATTAAATTTCAAAGAAGAATTGAAGGATAAAGAGATTGATACTGCAAGAATATCATCAGCTTATATTTTACTTGTACTCTCTTATATTCGTGTTAATTTGAATCGAATGGATGGTAAGCCATTATGCTGTTATAGATATTTTAAGACTATTTCAGAAGACATTGGACTTTCTGAAAGATATATTGGTCGTATAGTTGACATTTTGGAAGAACTTAAAATTGTAAAATGTCAACCTATGAAGAGAGAAAAACATATTAAGGATGGCAAAGAAAAATATACTACTACTCCAAAGGTGTTTGCTGATTACAGACATTTTATAACTGATGAACATGGTCAAAGAATTGATAATAAATATGATCCATGTGAGGAAATTAAAAAACAGATAGAACTTTTAGAGAATATTAATATGTAAGAACATAAAGAGATACTATCTCCTATGACAATATCTCTTTACCATAAATTTGCGCAATGAGTGTTACACTAAACGCTCCAATTTGCAGTGAGGCTTCTAATTCACTGGTGAATATATTAAATAAGGTTGCAGCATGAGAATGAATAAAATAGTAAATCACGTACCTATTTTATTCTACTTCTCATACGAAATACCGTTTTTCGTAACGGTAACACGTTTCTTGCCTGAAGTTACAAGCAGTTTTAATTCTTTGTATTCTGTGAACTTTCTAACACAATACTTAACAAGATTTATAACAGCTATGGTAATCCCAGGTGTCAAAATTAAATTAATTATCCTAACCAGACCTCCCTTCTGTGAAAACATGTGCAGTCACACAAGAAAACTCTGATAGGACATATCAATTTTATGTGCATAATCACGCCTTTCGTACCTGATATAAAATCAGTTGTGACCTTGGTTTACGAGTTACAATTAAAAATCGTGTATACACATCAAATTGATTATATCACATATCAGTGAATTAGAAAATCCCCACTTTAATTAACATTAAATCAATTCTCATTTAGAGAATATAAATATGTAACAAAAACACGTATCACACTAAAAGGAGCGATGATATGGCTAAAAAAATTTATTAACAAGGAGACTAAAAATTAATGACAAAGGAAACAGAAAATCATGTAATGACAAGAACTATGGAACTTAAGGCTCGCAACAAGTTAATTTGCTCACCATTGTTATTAAAATCAGGAGCAGATTTTGGTGGAACTGATTTAGATATTGTTGCAAGAATTTTTACTGATTTGAAATTTGATAATGATAGAAAAAGAGAATGTATTATCAGAGACAATAAAGAAAGCGAGGAAATTGCATAATGAGATACGAGATAATTGCTGACACAGCTATAACAGTTGATATGAATAATGGATATTCAATACTTGCTATGAGCAGATGGAATAAGGAAAAGAGTTTATATGATACTACTCTATTTATTAAGAATAATAGTGTTGATGGGTTTAATTTAATAGATGAGCCTTGTGTTATTGAATTTAATGTGCCAGATAAAAAGGTGCTTTGTATGGAAGTGACAAGATATATTGAAAATACTGATTTTACACGTTATATCAATCGCACTAAGTATGAACTTGATTGTTTTGAGCGTGGAAATGCATTATATGAGAAAGAAAAGTTAAATGTTAAGTAAAAGTGATTATAAATATTACGAGAAAGCAAAAACGGCTGCCGATTTATCAGATTATAGAAAAACACATATAGGTTGTATAGCCGTTTATCAAGGAAATGTAATAGGAATTGGTTGTAATACAATTAAAACGCATCCTATACAGAAATATTATAACAGATATAGAAAGTCTTGGAATAAGAACGGTATTAAACCAACATTACATGCTGAAATTAATTGTCTTAATTCTATTCGTCATTTGAATATAAATTTTTCCAAAGTAAAATTGTATATTTTCAGAACAAGATTTGATAAAGAGTTTGGCATGTGTCGTCCTTGCTCTAGTTGTATGGCAGCTATTAAAGATTTAGGAATTAAGCATATCTATTACACTACAGATTATGGATTTTGCTATGAGAAAATAAAATGTGAGGTATGAAAATGGCTTGTGAATATTGCGGAAGAGATTCTGGACATGCCGAAAGATGTCCATTACACGAAGATAGGAAAAGTAATTACATATGTTGTTATTGTAAAGAGGGAATATTTAATGGAGATGAATTTATAGTTAATTCTGAAGGTGAGTATCTTCATCGAGATTGTATATTTAGCTATGATTTTTTAGTTAATTGGTTAGGTTATGATTTTAACGAAATGGGAAAGGAAGGATATTATGATAGTTAATAAATTAAGAATATTTTTTGATATTGATTATAAAACAAGTATTGAATATTGGATTCCTATTAGTGAAATAAAGATTAAGAATATATTTCTTGCTACTCCACCTAGTTATTTTAAGTATAGAAGAAAACTTAATAATTTTATTAAGTACGGTGAGCTTAGTCCTATTATCATTGACAGGAATTTTGAATTAGTTGATGGGTATATAAGTTATCTAATTATGAAAAGATTTAGCGTTGGAAAAGTACCTGTTTATTTTCAATAATGTGTAAGTAAATAGAAATTTCATTTGGAGAATATAATGGTGGGAAATAATAAAGATAAAAGGAGGATTTTTATATGGTCAATTATGAACCAGAGTTAATGTACGCATTGGATTCTAAAAGTGAATATGCTGATTGGAAGAATGTTTACAATGTAAGTGGCAATGATGTACTTTATTGTCCTATTTGTTTAGGAAGAGTCAAACTTTGGAATGGACAAAATCCAGATAAAACATACAAAAAACAAAGATGTTTTCATCATATTGATGGAATGTGTTCACAAGAAAGTAGGATTCATTTTGCTTATAAAACTTGGCTGCTTGATAAAAATAGTAAATTTAAAGTTGGACAAACTATATACGAGGTTGCTAACTCATGTATTGAAAAGACTTTTCACACCAAATTTGGAGATTATCGTCCTGATATTTTTATAGAAACTACAGAAGGGAAAAGCTTTTATATTGAAATAGCAGATACAAACAAAAAAACTGATGACTATATTGAAAAATGGGATGAGCTTGGATGCGATGTTTTAGAGTTAGATGTAAATGGGGAGCTTCTTAAAGTAACGACAGATGATATTCCTAAATTTAAACTTATCTACTCATCTTCTACTGGTGAATGTTTTATAAAACATTATGTTAGACAAGATTATGATGATTTGATTACTTTAAGAAAAACTTATTGGAAAAGAACGGACTTAATTGAGTATAAAATTCAGTGGGAACGATTAGATTGGTTCTGGACAAAGCTTCAAGAATATTATACTAATAAATCAGTACAAGCAGATTTAATTGATGCCTTTCAATTATTAGAACCTGAAGATCAAAGATTTATTTGTAAAAAAATGAATGGAAAACACTCATCGTTAAGATATATTCTTGAGAAGAATTATATAGATTTAGATGATTATGATAATGCACGATTAAAACATATTGGACTAACCATCAAAAATCTTAACAAAGAATTTGGTTATAGTAGTAGCAATAAAAAAGAAGATACATACTTATTCAGAAAATATAACCATATAATTTTTAAAGATGCTGTTTATTGGGAAAATCGTTCTCACTTACTTGTAGATGAGTTTATTACAGACACAGACGTATTTAATTTTTTTCATCCAATAATGGAAAAATATTATAATGAACATACAATACCGCTCAGAGAGGAAATCAAGAAGAAAAAAGAAAAAGAACACAAAAACGAAAAGTATATAAGTGAATATTTATCTCCATGTATAGACAATATGATAAAACAGATACATAGTAGTAAAAAATCGTCATGGAAAATTATTTATGATGTTTACTCTAATGAGGGAAATACATATTTAAATATTAAAATATCTCTTCTTAATCATTGGTTTGAACACCTTACATTTAATATTAATTTATTGAATAGCATTTCTGAAATTGAAATAACTAATAGCATTGTAAAGGCAATGAATAAGTTATTAGTTCAAGGAAAGATTGGTGATAATCATTTAAGGATAATGGAATTAAAGGAGAAAAATGCTGATGACAAACAATAATATATATATTCCCTCTATTGATGCAAAAGATATTTATTTATCAGCACATTACATTGAGGAAAATCCAGAAGGATATAATTTAAAGCTCAAAGATGGACAGTATAATTTACGAAAATTTATCAATACACTTGATTATAGCTTAGACCTTATAGAGTTAAAGGATATTTATTATAGAAAATTCAGAAAACATGATTTTTCATTTAGAATTAAAAAACATGATTATTCTGTAAATGTAATTAATCTCACGTTTAAGTATTCTGTAAAAGAATGGAATCAGATGAACAAAAATACTTTTGTCAGGCTTGGATATGATTATAGAAATCTGTCTTTTAAAGATGGTATTGCTAAAAATAGCGAAGGTGAAATTGTTGGAATTAAGACGAATGAAAAAATTGAAAACCCAACTGATATACCAAAGCCATTTGTTAAAAAGCAGGTAAATATCTATGATAAAAAGGATAAAACTGTTATTAAAGAGATTCAAACTCAATACCATAAAAAAGGTGAACCGAAGACTATAAAGACAAATGCAGAACTTAGAACTGAGTTGTATAAAGATGGATTTATATGTAATGGTATTAAATATTGTCGTATGAAACGTTCTACTGGCTCTGCAAGAGTTGGTAAATGTCTTTTTATCAGAGAAGATTTATATGAACCGATTATAAAATTCAGTTCAGGTGGTCTTAAATATAACCAAGGAGATCCGATTGATTTAGCTGCATATGAGGGATATATTGCTCTCCCATCTAGTAGCATTATTGATACCATTCCAATTAAACCAGAAAATATTCTTTTAATTGATGATTATGACAGCGTGTTTAATGAGGACGTAATCGAGACTCATGATGAAGACGGATGGCTTAAAACTACTGAAAAGAATTGTGAAATTACAAATACAATTTGGGATGGTCAGTCTCTTATGGATATATCTCTATTTGGTGATTATTCAGAATATGGTATGCTTCTACTTAGAAATCTAATGTTCAAATCTTGTTGTTTCAACTGTAATATCCAACAATGGTTCAAAGATAATAATATAACGGATGTGTCTCAGCTTAATGGTAAAACAAGAGCTACACGAATTGAAGATGTAAAGTTAATTACCACACCTAACAGTATTAAATATTTGAAATTTAGTACATGGGATGAATGGCTTAACCACTTATATCCTGATTTTGGTGTTGTAAAGCATGATAAGAAAACTCATTTCTTTGGAGGTCGCTTAGTACAGACTCATTATCAGTTGCTCAATACCCTTCAGATGTCCAAAGATGAAGTAAGAGAATTTTTGCAGGAATCGCTTGACTTTGCACAAATGCTTAGAGATAGACCAGAAGTTGTACGTTATTACATTAAATATCCTGATATTGATGAAATGTCACCTATGGATAAACCTATGAGTAGCAAGAATGATGTGGTTTATAATTTAATGTGTGTAAATGATAATTTTACTAAAACTAAATATTATCAAGACTTTTTACATGATTTATTGGCATCATATTACAAAAATCTCAAAAATGGGCATATCTATGTAAATGGTAACTACTCTACTCTTCTTGGTAATCCAATAGAGATGTTACAGCAATCAATTGGTAAGTTTGAAGGAAAAAGTCAAATTGGAATTGGTAATATACATAGTACACGCTTTGAATATAATAAAACTCTTCTTGCCAGTCGTTCACCTCATGTTACAATCGGAAACATTTGGCTTCCATATAATACGGAGAATAAATTGATAGATTGTTATCTTAATCTTACAAATGAGATTGTGTGTATTAATTCTATTGGAGAAAATGTATTGCAGAGGTTATCGGGTGCTGACTTCGATAGTGATACAGTAATGTTGACAGATAATGAAAAGCTCATTCGTGCAGCTAAAAGAAATTATCAGTTGTTTAAAACACCAACTGCGAATGTTGATTCTACAAAGAAAAAAAGATATTATACACCAGAACAGCAAGCAGATCTTGACATTAAAACATCTGTAAATAAAATCGGTGAGATTGTTAATCTATCTCAGGAATTAAATTCTTTACTTTGGGATAAGATGTATCATGGTGCTACTTATAATGATATTAAGGAGTTATATTATGATATATGTCAATTAGATGTAATGTCTGGAATTGAAATTGATAAGGCAAAGAAAGAATTTATTATCAACAACGGTAAAGAGTTAGATAAACTACGTGAAAAGTATGATGAACTTTTGCGTGAGTATGAAGAGAATGAAGAAGGCGAATTAGTAAGAGGTAAGAAACGTATGCCACACTTCTTCTCTCATATCTCTAAACAAAAAGGATATTACAATCCTGATAAGAAACATTATTGTAAATGTCACACTTCAATGGACTATTTACAGACCATTATTAATGGATTCAAAATTAAGAATCCATATAAAAAGGATTGGCTACCATTTGTATCTATATTAGATAACTCTTTATTTAGAACAAATCGTGTAAATCAAAAACAAATAAATAAAATTTATAGTATTTTAAAAAGATATATAAATGAAAGAAAAAATATTTACGCTTCTGACTCAGATACAAAAGAAGATAAAAATGAAAAAGCGAATAAATTAAGAGAAGACCTTATTTCCGACATTGAAGATGAAACAATTGGATTTTCTACATTATATCGTCTGCTCTCTTCTCTTGAAGATAAAGAGAATTCTCAAATCAAAAATCTTTTATTAGAAATTATGTATCTCTGTGGCAATGATAGTTTCAATAAAGCTATTATCCAGTCGAAACATGAAATTTCCCAATTAGAAGAAAATGGTGCTGATGTTAAATTGTTTGATATTGGCTTCAAAATTACAAAAAAACAGGCAAAATGCGAAATCGACAGCTAATTACGGCTCTAGCTGTACTGCATATTTTTATTTTACATAGGAGAGGGTAGTTTTCTATCTATTATTTTTTAATTACTGCCCTACTCTATTGTAAAATTCTATGTCTGCTATTATAGCAAAGGAGGAATTGCAATACAAGAAGAAAAAAAATATTATAATCAAAAAGATATAATAAATAACATTTGTGAAGAAACTGGTTGCTCTATACGTGACGTTACGCTTATTTTGAATTCGTTGGGTAGTGTGGTAAAGGATAAGTTTGGTGATAGGAATAATTATGTAGAAATAAAATTATTTCCAGGACTAAAGGTAACTTCAAGATTTATACCATTTGAGCAAGCTCAGTCTAATTTAAAAGGTTATATAAATAATCACGATATGTTATTTTTATCTGCTGACTTTAGCAGAAATTTTAAGGATTCTGTAAAAGAATTACATAATAATTTAGAATGAAATCAGCTTTTCTTAATATCCTGCCCTATGTGGCATTACATAATATTAAAAGTTTATTTTATAAATTAACCTCTCTTTCTTATATCGGTGGTTGCATTATTTAAAAAATCGTGTAATCACTGATACTCTTCCCATATAGTTCAATGGTAGAGCAACGAACTGTTAATTCGTAAGTTACAGGTTCGAATCCTGTTGTGGGAGTTATCCTATTTTTATAGGACTGGTCGGTTTCGGATCGGAGGATGTTGAATCTTAAAATAAGCGTGGCGACACGTATAAAGTGGTTCTTATCGTATTATAAGGCTGCGACTGTATAATACAGTTTAACGGAAAACACATAAAATCTACGCCATATCTAAGGTCAGAGGTCAACTGATAATGACTATTTATGAGTTTATGTAATCAATTGCATTGCATGAGATTCTTAAACAAATTGATTTGGTGGGTGTCTCGAAATAGGCACTGTATTAACACAGAAATGTGGGGATGATTTGTGTACTATTGACGGGAATACCGCAAGTATAACTGTTGATAGGATTTTGATAATATCTCTTAAGTTGAAAAACAGGGATGGAATCAAAAAGCAAGGAGATCGCAATCCGAGCAGGATGGTGATGATTGGGTGGTACTCAAAAGGTACTGATGGTCAAATATACACCTCATCGTCCATTTGTAAGTACATACTTTTGGTGAATGAACAGAATTCCTTAATAATAAAAATATTATTTGATTTACTGATAGAAAAGAACAAGCAAAAGTGTGTATAACCGCAAAGAGACAAACAACTTATTCATCTGTAATATGGTGACATATAGCACTCGCAAGGTACTATATGAGAAAGTACAAGTACGTACAACTCTAATAGGCTGCAACCTATGAATCTCGCAAGGAAGAATGTGCAGAAAGAAAATCTATAATACTTTGTGGTAAGAGTTTGCCGATTATGTCAAAATCGGTGTTGTTGCTAACTACAAGTTAATCGCTTGTGTGATAAACTGTGTCCAACCACAGTAGATGTTAGTGTATTGAGTCAAATATCTCAGCTCATATTAAGTAAGGATCTCATACTTCGGTATGGGATTTTTTATTTTGGGAATTAGTTCAGCTTGGCTAGAACGCTTGATTTGGGATCAAGAGGTCGCAGGTTCAAATCCTACATTTCCAACTACTATCCTACTTTGTAGGAAATAAATCAAAGGATGTGAAAATTATTAAACAGATTTCTAAAAGTGAAATTGAAAAATTATTATCTGAAGGTGTAATCAGAAACACAAGACGAGGATATGTAGATCGTAGAGGCGAACACATAGGTTATTACAAGACTTGTAGTGGAAAGCGTTACATCGAAGATAAATTCGTCAAGTAGGTGCTGGCTATGAAAAATCGAATAGAATATAAAGATTTTTATATTGACAAGACTGAAAACGGCTATCGTATATGCAGAAAAGATGACACAGAAAAACATACTCATCTTTCAAATCTTAATCCATCGTATAAGCTTATAGACAATGTATTATCAAATAAAATTCCTACTCGTTGTGGGTGTTATTATTTAGAATCACATGCTAGATTAAGCTATGATGAAAATTATATTAGGAAGATTCGTGAGTATATTAAAGTAAAGCAGAATAAAAGTAAACAAATGTATTACAATCCTGGCAGAAAGCGTTCTGGTGGGAATTTTTAATTTTATGGAGGAAAATATTTTGTTTGTATGCAAAAGCAAACGATTAGCAAATTACCTTATTGACAATGGCTCACAACTTAAAAGAATAGATACAGACCAGAAGTCAAAAGGATTTTTGGTATTTTTATTTGAGAAAAATGAGTTGCTTAATAAAAATTTAGGAAATTGGAGGATAGATAAAGAGACATATCTAATTTTTTAAATTATGTTACGAAGGAGATGTTACAAAATGCCTAAAAAGAAAACACATGAAGAATTTATTGAAGAATATTCAAAATTAAATATGCCAGTGGAAATATTAGGGTCTTATACTGGTTCAAAAAATAAAATACTATGTATGTGTAAAATATGTGGACAAACTTTTGAAACCACTCCATCATATTTACTAATGGGACGCATTCATAAACCTTGTGCAATAAGACAAGCAAGAGGAAAAACTGATGCTCAATTTAAAAGAGAATTTGATAACGAAGATATAATAGTAGATGGCACATATACAGGTGCGTTAAATCCAATAGATGTTCATTGTAGAATATGTGGATATAAATGGAGTCCAATCGCTTCAAGTATATTACATGGGCATGGTTGTCCTGTATGTAAAAAAACATATCATTATACAACTGAAGAATTTATTGAAAAAGTAAATACTTGTCCGTATGGAGAAGATTACAAAGTTTTGTCGGAATATACAAAATCTTCTAATAAAATTCTATTTCTACATAAAAAATGTAATAATTCTTTTAAAATGATTGCAAATAATTTTTTGCGTGGTCAAAGATGCCCATTTTGTAATGAATCAAAAGGCGAACAAAAAATTAGACAATTGCTTTATAATAACAATATAGATTATATACCACAACAGAATTATGACAATTTGTTAGGTGTTAATAACGGCTTATTATCATATGATTTTTATTTGCCTCAATACAATCTTTTAATTGAATATCAAGGTGAATTCCATGACGGCAAAGCAAGAATACAAAGTAAAAAGAAATATCAAATCCAACAAGAACATGATATGCGAAAACGTAAGTATGCCAAAAAACATAATATTCAATTGTTGGAAATTTGGTATTGGGATTATGAAAATATAGAAGAAATATTAAAAAAGGAGCTAAATTTATGAATTTTGTTTATAAACGTACCGAGACAACCGCAATGAAGATTGCAGGTATCATTGACACAGATAATATGACTGTTGAAGTAGATGGTGGAGAAAAGAAACTTGCTACTCTTCTATCAGTATTTAATGGTGGTAGTGTTGAAATAAATGTGAAGGTAAAAGAGGAAAGTGAACTCGATGAACCTGTTGAATCTAATGAAGAATAGAGAGTAGGTGAACTATATTTATAATTTCGAAGAAGAATTAAAAAAATATGGGCTAACCCCATCAACTTATGAACAGGTTTTACAAGAAATTTCGAATAAAATGTCTGGTATTTCAGATATAGATTGGAAAGAAATTGTAGATAAATATGATATAAAATGTCATTATGATAGCGTTAGAAAGGCTAGTCAGACCATATTTGGCAATTATTTTGTTAGAGAATATTTAAAAGCTAAAAACATAACAGAAAAAAGTAGTACTCTTGATGATGCTAAAGAAGTACTAGGTGAACAATATATTGTTAAACAGCAAATACATAATGATAGATTGAAACTTAATAAACTTAAACGAGATTTAGTTCCTTGCATTACTGTTGCTGATGAATTAAAACAATATATGAAAGATAATAATTTCTCAATGGAAATTCCTACATATATGTACTCTTCTGTTGAAGAAGAATCTGATTACACTATGATATGTCATATTACTGATTGGCATATTGGCTATATAATTAACAATTGTAATGGTAATAATTTTAATTGGGAAATTGCTAATGAAAGAATAGATAAATATATTTCTGAATGTAAGAAGTATATTGAATTATATAATATCCGTCAGGTTCTGGTTATATCAACAGGTGATATGATCGAGAATTCATATATGAGAGAAACACAAGCACATAATTGTGAATTTTTACAATCTATGCAGATACATAAGGCTACTAAACTAATATATAGATTATTAGTCGCTTTAGCTGAAGATTGCAATGTTGTATTTGGTGGTATTGCTGGAAATCATGATCGTATGTCAGGTGACAAGAAAAAGAATTATGAGGGCGACAACGCAAATGTGCTTATTACTGAACATATTAAAGATTTGGTTGATGTAAGTGGCTGTGAACGCATTTCTATATTAGATACAAATTATAATGATTCTGAGATAAATATTACTGTTTGTGGTTTATCTTGTAAATTTATTCATGGTGATAAATATAAAAATGATAGATATAATCTTGCAAAAATTATTTCTAGTGATAATCAGTTCTATGATTTAATCTTTAGTGGACATCTCCACAATTTTTCCATTCAGTCAGAAAATCATGGTAGATATGCTATATCTACAGGCTGCTTAAGCGGATTCAATGATTTTTCCAAAAATTTTTATTGCAGTAGTGTAGCATCTCAAACAATAGCAATTTTAAAAGATAACGAAGTTGAAATGATAAAAGATATTCAGCTTAGTTAATTATATTTTGTTCTTATGAGGATAGTTTTATACTACCCTCTTTTATTTTTATTTATTTTGTATAGGAGGAATATAAAATGGCTACATATAATGTACATGCAGGTCACTGTCCACAGGATCAGGGTGCTTATGGTGCAGTTGGTATTTTACAGGAGTCTGTTGAAGACAGAATCGTCAAGAATGCTGTAATTGCAAAGTTAGAAGCACTTGGACATACAGTTTATGATTGTACGTGTGATGAAAACACGTCACAGAATGGTTGTTTAGCAGCGATTGTTGCTAAATGTAATTCACATAATGTTGATTTAGATATATCTATACATCTTAACTCTGGTAGAGATGATTACGAAGGCGATGATTCTACTGGTGGTACAGAAGTTTACGGATATGACACTGGAACAGAAGAAATTGGTTCGAAGATTTGTGAGGCAATTTCAGAAAAACTTAATATTAGGAACAGAGGATTTAAAACCAATTCAGGACTTTATGTTCTTAGAAACACAAAAGCCCCTGCTATCTTAATTGAATGTTGCTTCGTGGATGATAGAGACGATGCTAACAGATGGGATGCTGAAGCCTGTGCGAATGCTATAGTCGAAGCCTTAACAGGCGAAGTAGTATCAGAAGATTCAAGTGAAGATTGTTCTGACAATGATAGTTCGGATAATAATGAAACTACAGGTGGTAGAACTAATGATTTAGGTCATGTTGATGTTTATTATAGGGCTAAGTCAAATAATCGTTGGTGGGATGAAGTTCATGATAGAGATGATTGGGCTGGTGCTAGTGATGATCAGGCAATTACAGGTATTGCCATTGGTGTTAGTGAAGGTTATGTAAGATATCAGGTTCACTTACTTAACGGCGATTGGCTTCCAGAAGTTGATGGCTATGACATTAATGATGACGAAAATGGTTACGCAGGTAACGGTAGAACACCTATTGACGCATTAAAAGCAGTATTCTATACACCTGATGGTTATGAATACAAGTGTCTATATATACAGGTATCGCCACAGGGTATGGACGAATATTACCCTGTTCAGATAGATGATCAAACTGTAAATGGACAGGACGGATATGCTGGTTGTTTTGGTAGATATATTGATAAGGTTCAGCTTTGGGTTGAATAAGATTTTTTTGAGGGAGTAGATCGTATTGACTACTACCCTCTTTTATTAAATCAGCATTTATTATATTAAAAGTGCAAAAACATTATAGATTAAAAGGAGATTTTTTTTATGAATAAGACAGAATTAGTTGCAAAGACACAGGAAAATATTGATATAAATGTATCAAAGAAGGATTTAACTACTATTGTTGATGGTGTAATAAAATCAATAACTGATGAACTTATAGCAGGTGGCAAGGTTCAGTTAGTTGGTTTTGGTACATTTGAAGTAGTTGAAAGAGCTGCTAGAGAAGGTAGAAACCCACTTACAGGTGAGTCACTTCACATAGAAGCTTCAAAAGCACCTAAGTTTAAAGCAGGTAAGGCACTTAAAGATGCCGTAAAGAACGCTTAATTTGAAAGGTTGTGATTATTATAAAAACATTACATTTTGAAGACTATGAAGATTTTGCTTGTGTTGTTTCAAATACATACGACAGAATAAAATCTGATGACAAATACAACTCAATAGACGTTGTTGCTAAATATGAAGATGCAAAAGAGATTATTCGTGAACTTATTGGAATTGGATACGGTATTGCATTTATTGATAAGTTTGGTAATCCAGAATGGGATGGGTATGACGATGCTTTCGTTATTAGCTTATTAGATGATGAAATCTGGTGCGAACCAGTTAAGAGAGATAATGGATACATCTTTATTGAAGCCGATGTTGTATACATCTTTGATGATTGTAATTCCAAGATTATTCCAAAGATTGAAGCTGATGAGGTATATGAAGTAGGAATTGGCAATGAATATGATGATTGCGATGGTGATTGTGAAAACTGTCCTGCGCATGATGAAACTTATTTACATACTTCTGAAGACGAAGATGGAAATACTCACGGATTTACTGCTAGTAGATCAGATGGCGACTCTTATATGAGTTATTCTTACTACTCTAGCAATGAGTTAAGTCATGAAGATATTCAGAAGATGTTAAAGGCTTTTGGATTTTAGATTATTTGGAGTGTGTGGCGTATGTTGCACGCTCTTTTTGTATGGGTAGGTCGTATAGCGGCAATTACACCTGACTGTAAATCAGGCGCTTCGGCTTCGTTGGTTCGAGTCCAACCCTACCCACTAATTTAATGTTTTCTGTGAATGGAAACAGAGAATAAATATATGTTCTCATGATTAGTGGCATAGCTGATTATGGGATTTATGATGAATATATAAAAATGCGACAAGAAGCGGTTAGTTAATGATACTACTGCTTCTTTTTGTTTGAAAGGAAGTGAGATTTTATGGGTAGAAAAATACAACACAATAATATTGTTACCGATGAGTTATTGACTCAGTGTAATAAAGAAAATATAGAATTAGGAAATGACTTTTTGGATTATCTTCGTTCAGTGGATAGATCTCCGAATACAATTAATGCGTATAGGCGTGACCTTTTTATTTTTTGGGTTTATCTACTTAAGCATTGTGACAACAAATTCTTTATTGATTTATCTAAGAGGGATATTGCTCGTTATCAGAGTTTTTGCCTTACTGAATATAAATGGTCGCCAGCTAGAATGCGTAGAGTAAAATCTACTCTCTCATCGCTTTCAAATTATGTAGAAGCTATATTGGATGATGAGTATGAAAATTTTAAACCAATTATACGCAAAATTGAAAATCCTGCAAATGAGAAAGTATTTACTAAAACTGTATTATCTGATGAGCAAGTACAGGGAATGCTTGATTATTGGGTTGAAAAAGGCAAGTATGACAAGGCTTGTATTTTAGCATTAGCTGCATTTAGCGGTAGACGTAAGAGTGAATTACCACGATTCAAAGTGTCTTATTTTGATGACGAAAATATTATATATGGTTCTTTATATAAGACACCTGAAAAAATCCAAACAAAAGGAAGAGGATCTCGTGGAAAAATGTTAGTGGTGTATACACTTGCAAAACCGTTTAAGCCATATTTTGATTTGTGGATGAATTATAGAAAAGAACACGGAATTGAATCAGAATGGTTATTTCCAAAGAAAGTAAATGGAGAATATATAGATGAACCTATGGATTCAAGCACTCTTGACAGTTGGGCTGATACATTCACCAAACATTTAGGAGAAGACTTTTATTTCCACAGTCTTCGTCACTTCTTTACAACTTCTTGTTCTCGAAGTGGTCTTCCTGATGATGTAATTCAAATGCTAGTAGGTTGGAGTTCCCTTGATATGGTTTCAGTGTACAAGGACATTGATGCAGATGAGCAATTCGCAAAATATTTTGCAGATGGAGAAATTAAACAAGTAGAACAAAAATCACTCTCTGATTTGTAGACAATCCCGATGAAGCTTTCATCTAACCCTTGACAAATTCAAAAATATGCATTCTTAAAACAAAAGAATAAATAAATACAACAACTTATCTATAGGTAGAAAATGGTTCTCTACACACTCTTCGGAGTATCTGAGATGATGGATACACCGCCCATCATAGATAAGTTAAATAAGCTGCTCACATCCAAAAGAAGTGAGGGCGGTCTATCAATCCGTTGATAGATTTTTACAAGTGAGCTGTCACTGACCGATATGTGACATAAATATAAAGGTCGGTTTGCGAAATTATTGACCTTTGGAATGGTCTAAAACTTCCCACTGCTACTGCTTATTGGCGGTGTTATGGAGAGGTCTTGCCTTAGTAGACGATTAACATATTTTGGCATTTACTATTCATATAGCATTGTAAGTCCTAAAACGGTCAATATCAACCATAGAAGTGATCGTGCTTCTCTGCGTTAATGAGAACCATTAAATTCAAGTTTGTACTACAGTGTCTTTCGAGCTTGTGGTCTAAATATTAAAAACCAATGTCTATTAGGCTTTTATATGAAATGAAATTATCGCTAGTTTCTTTTCTGAATTTTTGAGATAGACAATAGCGAATGACTACTGGGCGGTCTGACATCTGGAAAGACAGATAAATATGGAGTGTCACTATATAAGTGCAATATATTTTGGGTGACACAGGTAGTAATCTCCTTCTCGTGCGTTAGTTAGCGAGTAAATCTGATTAAAGTGATTTTGAAAAGCATGGATACCTAGTGTGTCTAATTTATAAACTGGATGTGTACAGTCCAATATCAGCTAGTTAGTGCTTTATGCTGATTATCATAGCGGAATGACGAGCAATGGAAGCTCACTTGGCTCATAACCAAGAGTATGCAGGTTCGAGTCCTGCTTCCGCAATTCAATGATTAAAAGGAAAACGAAAAATAAAAGAAAGGAGTATGTATTATGGCAAGTAGATTGATTATTGAGCAAGAGCCATTAAAAGTTGGACAGGTTCGTAAAGTTACATCCAACAATGGTGAAAAAATAGATTCTATTACTTTACTCTTGAACAATAACGTGGAAATTTTGTTCGTGCCACGGAATGACGGAACATTAGATTTTTCAGTAAGTGATCCACAGTTTGATACGTCAAATTTAGATTGCTCTATTGATAAAGAAGTATTGCGTGATTTATTTATGGCTATTAGAGACGGATATAAACAAGTAATTGCAAACGAAAGCGAGGGTACAAATTCATGAAATTAAATATTAGTAAAACTATTGATGAAAACGTTATTAGTGTAGATATTTCTGTCGCAGAATTAGGTACATCAGATACCGATGCTGCTACTGAAAAAGATATGTTGCATAATTTTGTTAGAACAATCGAATATTCTAAGATATCCTTTAAATCTAATATGAAAGCTGATTCTAATGGAGATCCAGTTACAACTGATAGTGAAGTTGATGATTCAACTATTATTTCTGTTGAGTTAAAAGATATTATTAACCAGTCATTTGTTGTAGATGAAAATCTTCATATTACATTCTCTGTAGATGTTACAAAGATTCCAGAATCAGAAGTTAAAGCGCCTTTTGATAGTGTCGAAAAGATTGGTAAGGCAAAGGTTGAACTTTTCGCTACTAAGATTCAGGAAGAAATTGGTAAAAAACTTGCTGAGATTCGTGCTTTAAATACTAAGTTTGAAGGTGAAACAGAAGTTATTCTGTAAAAATAATGGGTGGTACTCTTCCACCCTACAAGGTCTGTTCGTCTAGCGGTCTAGGACATCGCCCTTTCACGGCGGCAACAGGAGTCCGAATCTCCTACAGATCATTAAATAGCTGATACTTAAATGGACATCGAGGCTATACATTTTTTGTATAGTAACAGAGAGTCGCTTCATGAGGTGACTCTTTTATTATGTAGTATTGGCAGAGTTGGTATTACACCTGATTGCTAATCAGAGGTCATCGTTTATTCGGTGCATAGGTTCAAGTCCTATATACTACGCTCATGCCGTGTGTCCGATTGGTCGAGGGTGCTGTCTTGAAAACAGTCTGGATGTAAAAGTCTTTGGGGTTCGAATCCCTAACACGGCGTATGCACCTATCTTTTGGCAAGAATGAAGTCTCCAAAACTTCTAACCTGTGTTCGATGCGCAGTGGGTGTGCTAAGTGAAGTGAATTGCACTTTCATAGTGTTTTATAAGTTGAATTTTTATGAGAAGTGGTATTGCTACTGCTTCTCTTTTTTATTGGAATAAAAAGAAAGAAGGTGAAACAATGGCTAATTTAAGACAAGCCAAAACTGATGATGAGGTCAAAAAGTTAACAGTAAATAATGTAAAAGGTGCGTATCATGATTTAGCCATTGACTACAACCATTTACTAGATTTGGATTATATCTATTGTCCTCATTGTGGAAAATGGAAATCAACTAAAGGTAATGGAAACTTTTATAAATCTAACAAAAGTAAAAGCGGATTTGAGCATTTTGCATGTAAGGCTTGTATTTTAGATTTGTGTACTGACGTAGATCCTAAAACTGGCATTAGAACAGACAATAGAGAAAAAACAATTAACACTTTTAGACAGCTTGATTGGAAATTTAGCGAAAGTGATTATAACGCACAGTTACAAGCTATTAATGAAGGTGTTGGTGAAAAAGTTCGTGGAACGGCTGTTCAAAATCTTATTGTAATGGTAGCTTCTCTTCCACAGTACAATAACACTTCTTATAAAGATTCTGAATTTTCTATTGATGATATAGATAATAATCCAGAAACAAATACGAAAATTGTTCAAAAAACTCTCAAGTCTGCTAAGAAACGTTTTGGAAATAACTATAATAATGAAGAACTTATGTATCTTGAGACGGAATACCAAGACTGGACGACACGTTATCCTTGTGAAAATAAATCTCAGGAACTTTTATTTAAACGAGTATGTTGTAAAGAACTTGAAATAGATAATGCTCAGAAAAATGGCAAGGATACAAAAGATTTAGATGCTACTTTACAGAATCTGCTAGGAAGTTTAAATATCAAACCTAATCAGAAAACTGCATCTGAATTAACTGATAATCTTACATTTGGGCAGCTTATTGATAAATGGGAACAAGAAAAACCAATTCCAGAACCAGAAGGTGAATTTAAAGATCCTGATAAAATTGGACTCTTAATTGATGTATTCTTTAAGGGGCATCTCTCTAAAATGATGGGATTGAAAAATGCATTTTCTTCTACTTATGAGAAGTTCATTTCTAAATATACTGTCAAAAAGCCTGAGTATGATGAAGATACTGATTCAGAAGCATTATTTGATAAAATCTTTGGTCAGAAAGCTGAAGAGGAGGTATAATTTATGCCTCAATTAAAAACTCAGACTGAGATAGAAAAAGATAAACAACAAAAGATAATGGAAACTGTTGCTTGGAGAGCAGGATATTATCGCAGCAATCCACATAGATATGTTATTGACGTGTTGGGACTATCTTTAAAATGGTTTCAACAAATTTTGTTATGGTGCATGATGCACTATAATTTCGTTATGTATTTGGCAGCGAGGGGACAAGGTAAGACATACCTAACTGCCCTCTTCTGTTGTGTAAGATGTATCTTATTTCCTGGAACAAAAATCGTTGTAAGTTCTGGAACTTTAAAACAGGCAAACGAAGTCTTACTAAAAATACAAGATGATTTTATGAAACAATCTTCTATATTACGTTCTGAAATTGAGAAATGTAATATAGGTCAAAATGATGCTTCTATTTATTTCAAAAATGGTTCATGGATAAAAACAAGAACCAGTTCAGAAAATTCAAGATCAGCCAGGGCAAATTGCATAGTCGTGGATGAATTTCGTATGGTCGATGAAACAGTTATCAATACTGTATTGCGTAAATTCTTAACAAGTCCAAGACAGCCAAAATATTTACAAAAACCTGAATATGCTCATATGCAGGAAAGAAACAAAGAAATATATATGTCCAGTGCATATTTTAAAAGCTCATGGGCTTATAGAAAAGCACAAAGTTACACTCTTAATTTCTTTGATGACACAAAAAAATATTTTATATGTGGATTACCTTATCAGGTATCAGTGCGTGAAGGGCTACTCTCTCGTTCTCAGCTTGAAGATGAAATGAGTGAAGCTGATTACAATGAACTTGTTCAGCAGATGGAAATGGAATGTTTGTGGTTTGGTGATACAGATGGTAGTTTGTTTAAATTTGATGAATTAACCGCTCGTAGAAGATTACGCAAAGCATTTCCACCATTGAGTTTCTGCAATGACAAAATATCAATTCCGAAATTAACAGCTACTGGTAAAAGAATACTATCTATTGACGTTGCTCTTATGCAATCTACGAAAAAGAAAAAGAATGATGCCTCTGCTATTTTTATCAACGACTTAATTCAAGTAAATGATACTGCATATCAATCAAATTTCGTATATGGTGAAACTTTTGAAGGTTTGAAAACAGATGAATTAGGAATGATTGTTATGAAATATTTTTATGAGTATCAATGTACAGATTTAGTTTTAGATACAAACGGAATCGGCTTGGGAGTATATGATTTTATCACCAAGGAACAAATTTGCCAAGAAAACGGTAAAAGATACCAAGCAATGACTTGTATAAATGATAAAGATATGGCTGAACGATGCAAAGTTCGTGATGCTAATAAGGTTGTTTGGTCTGTAAAAGCTAATGCTAATTTTAATAATGAGATATGCGTATTACTTAGAAATGGTATACAGAATGGAAAAATTAATTTTCTTATTCCTGAACAGGATGCAGATAGTTCATTAAAAGAAACATATAAGGGATATTTCAAAATGTCTCCAACAGAGCAAGCAAAATTGAAAATGTCTTATATACAAACAACGTTTGCCGTTTACGAATTGATTAAATTGGATCATGAAGTTAAAAACGGAAATATCAAGGTTAAAGAAGTTGAAGGTATGAGGAAAGATAGGTATTCTTCTATTGCCTATTCTTATTGGTGTGCTTGTCAATTGGAATTAAAATTAAAACCTAAGACACAAGATACACAATCATTAGTCAACAAGCTTCCAATCCGTCAATCAAAACGATTTAGCCTATACAATTAAAAAGGAGGTGTGCTATCAAATATGGCGCAAACAAAAAGTAAGGTGTCAAGCACACCTACTCGTACTGCCGCAGAAATTAAAGAGTGGTATGAGAAAAATGAAAAAAATATATCAAATTTTGCAAAGGCACAAAATGCCTTGAAGCAGTTGGTAGATCCAACAAAATCTACAACAAGAACTTATTCAACCTTTGATAAAACAAAACTTCGTACATATATGAAGAATCCACCAGCTCAGTATAAAAACTTACGAAATCTGAGTAGATATCTTTATTATCGAAGTAGTGTTTATAGGAGGTTGGTTTGGTTTAACGCAACAATGATTGATACAAATGCTCGTGCAGTAATTCCAATCATTGATATTAATAAGGGTGGAGATAAAGCAAAGGTACTAAAAAGTTATTATGATACACTGTCTGTATTAAATAATATGAATTTAGCACTTGAATTTCTCAAAGCATATATAATTGCTTGGCGAGAAGATGTATTTTTCGGAATGGCTTTTTATGATGATACAGGATATTTTATTCTTCCTGTTGATCCAGATTATGCAAAAGTAAATGGTGCTTATATGACAGGTGATTTATCTTATGTAATGGATATGTCGTATTATTCAAGACATGAGGATATGGTTGAATGGATTGGAGAACCACTCACTTCTATGTATCGTCAGTATCAGAACAATTCAACGGAAAATCGTTGGCAACAAATGCCAGATGAATACTGTGTATGTTTCAAAGTGAATATAGATGATTATGAAATTCCACTTCCACCTTATATGAATCTATTCAATTCTCTTATAAATCTTGCTGACCTCGAAGATATTCAAGCTGTAGCTGACGAAGCTAATATTTATAAATTGGTTACTGCTACTATTCCATTATCAAATGACCAAGATGGTGTAGACCAATTTTTAGTAGATCCAGATACTGCTATAGAATATTATAATAAATTTGTTGATTCATTGCCTGATTATATAGCTGCTGCTATTACGCCTATTCCATTAGATGTACTTACATTTGGTGATGATCAAGCAACAGATGTTAATAAAATTGAAAACGCCACAAAAACAGTATTCAATACTTCTGGTGGTGCACAGTTACTAAATTCAAGCTCTATCTCAGGAACTACTGCCTGGCAGGGAGCAATTAAATTCGATGAGAAATATGCAACATCTTCTCTTCTACCTCAAACACAGGCATATCTAAATAGATTTTTATCTTATCAAGTTTCTAATCCAGCAAAAGTTAAAATGCTAGAAACGTCCCCATATACAAAAAGTACATTAAAAAAAGAAATGCTTGAGGATGCTACTTATGGTCTTCCTACTGCATTAGTTGTAAATAATTTAAATGGATTTAATGAATTGGAGACACTAAGTATGAATTTCTTATTGCATGATACATTGGACATCACATCTTCTTTTGTTCCACTTCAGTCGAGCCACACCCAATCTTCTTCGGATAATCAAGGTGGCGGTCAAACCAAGGATATTGGTGGAGCTGATTCTATTACAGACGATGGGGAAGCTTCGCAGGATAAGAGAGATCAGAGTAATGGATAAGGAGAAAAGGATGAATGACAAAAAACTAATTTGTACGGCAGATGAAGATACTGCTTCTGCTTTACGCAAATCTGGTTTCAGAGAAATGAAAACAGGTAATAAAAACATCTACACGTTTCTGAATAATACAACATTAAAATTTTCAGAAGGTGTTGATATAAACAAAATCAAGTATAGCAATATGCTTACATTCTAGTTGTCCTCTTTGGGCAACTTTTATTTTGTAAAAATTTAGAAAAGGAGGAGACATGGATAAAAAGCATACTTCGCTAAAATTTAAGGCAAAAGTCACGCCTATTGAAAAAATAAATGATGAATTCACATTATGCAAGTGTTATGTACAGGGTGTTGGAAAGAATAGAAATTTTTCTTATATGAGCAAAGAAAATATTCAGAGATGTTTACCAACTCTATCATACGCACCTGTTGTTGGTCATTTAATTGACAAATTAGATGAAGATGGAAATCCAACTGGTGAAAAGTACATGGGTGGTCATGATTACTATATTGATGATGACTGGAATTTAAAAAGTGCTTGTGTTCCTTATGGTGTTGTAAAAGCAGATTCATTTGACTTTGAAACCGTAAAAGAATATGAAGACGAAATCGAAACAGAATATCTTACTGCCGAAATTGTTCTTTGGACTGGTAGATATCCTGAGTTAATGGAAGCTATTTATTCCGATGACTTTTATTTTAATGAATCAATGGAAATTTCTGTATCAGAATACAGACCTTATGAGGAAGATAGTAACTATACAGAATTAACAGACTTTACATATTCTGCTCTTTGTCTTTTAGGCAAGGCAGATGACAAAACAAGTCCAGAACATACAGAACCATGTTTTGTAGAATCAAAAGTAATTCCTGTTCAGTATTCACTTGAAAGAGAAGAATTTTCAAAAGTAATGGGCGAACTCAAAAATGAATTAGCCTTTTATTTTAATAAAGACAACACTGACGGAAAGGAGGATGAAGTTGTGGAAAACGAAAACGAAAACGAAGAAGTAATTGAAACTGTTGAGGAAGTAAATGAAGAGTCCACAGAGGAAGTTGTTGAAAATACAACTGAGGAAACTCCTGACGCAGAAGTAAATGAAGACACAAATACTGAATCTGAAAATGAAGAAGTACAGGAGGATGAAACTGTTATTGAGGCTTCTGTAGAAGAAACTGTTGAAGAGACTGTAGAAATGTCAGAACTTGATTCTTTAAAAGCTAAGTACGAAGAGTATAAGAATTCTCACTCTCACACAAACGAGGAATTTGATGAGTTACAGAGATATTATGATAAAGCTGAATTTGAAAAGATTCATGCAGAACGTGATGCTATGTTATCTGATGAAAAATACTCTGTATTAGCTGAGAACGAAGCTTTTACTGAGTTAAAGAAAAATATGGACAACTACTCTCTTGCTGATCTTGAAAAAGAAGCAAAGGTTATTTTTGCTGACTATGTATCTTCTGTTGGAACATTTTCTATGAATGATTCTAATAAGAAATCTACTTCAAAGATTAGATTTAGTATGAAGAAAGATACTGGCAAGACAAAGGCTTATTCAACATTATTTAAGTAAAAAAGAATATAAACACATTTTTTGAGAGCGTCATAAGACGTTCTTTTTTATTGCACAAAAATATTAAGGAGGAAATTAAAATGGCAACAAGTTTTATTGATTTTAGTACAAAACATGCCGTAGCTGAGTCTACAAAGCTCAAGGCTACTCAGATTGGAAATATCTGGAACATCGAAGCAAAAGCAGATATTGATAACGGAACTATTGTTAAAAAAGGGGCGTATCTCAGACCAGAGGTTTATGAGGAAGATACTGCTGTTACTTTCGCAGGAAAGATTATTGAAAAAGCAGCCAATGGTGGATTCAGAGTAGAAGTTACTGCTATTGGTGACGGTGAAGGATTAGTTCTTTCCGTACCTCTTATTTATGAGGAGTACACAACAAAAATGCAGGAAGAGTCAAATTTCTTCAATGCAAAAGGAGACATTCTCAGAGTGTACGAGCTTTATGTCGGTGACGTGTTTACTGTTTCTGCCGAAGCATTCACTACTGATAAAGCACCCGCTGTAACTGACACTGTTGCTGTTTCTGCTAAGAAATTAAAGGCTACTGCGGTTTAATCGAAAGGAGGATAAAGAATAATGAAGAAATTAACATTTAGCAATGCTGATACTAGAGAAGTATTTGCTGATAAGGATTATACTGAATTTTCTCAGTTAATGATTGATACTGCTTGCGGAAAGCAGAAAGATGTATCTAAGGAAGATGCAGATGCTAAAATTCGTGAAGTTATGTTTGAGATTCTTGGTGTAGATGAGGAATGTTCTCGCAAGGATTTACATAAGGCAATTCGTAGACATAAGGTTGATGTCTTCGAAGTTATTGAAGAGACAGTTGAGAATTTACTTGTTTCTGGTTGGGGAGATAACCCATTCTTCAACGAATTCGTAGAAGTTAAGTCTATGAATACAGGTGATACAAATGAGTTCTATGTTCCTGATGAGACTGTATTAACTGTATCTGAATTAAGTGGAAACCACCACAACCTCTTCCGTCAGAGACTTGGTGCTGGTAGTACATTCTCTGTAAAGACATCTTGGTACGGGGTTAAGATTTATGCCGAGTACGAGCTGTTTATGGCTGGTAAGGTTGACTGGGCAGGATTTATCAATAAGATTTATGAAGCTTTCGACAAGAAAGTAAACGATATGGTTTATGCTGCTGTTATGGCTGCTGGCGACAAGGTTCTTCCTACAAGCCAGTTTACAAAGACAGGTACATTAAATAAGGATACTCTTATTACTCTTGTTGAGGACGTACAGACAGCAAACGGTGTCGAAGCTGTAATTATGGGTACTAAGACAGCACTTTCTAAGCTTAATGCTCTTGCTGATACACAGTGGATTTCAGACTCTATGAAAGAGGAAAGACATACTACTGGTCGTCTTGGTATCTGGGAAGGAATTCGTCTTGTAGAGATTCCTCAGAGTTTTGCTCCAAATGATACTTCTAAGAAGTTAGTAGCAAATGACGTTCTCCTTGTTATGCCTGTTGCAGACAACAAATTCATCAAGATTTATGATGAGGGTGAGGCACAGGTTAAGGAAGTATCTGATGGCAACACAAATATGGATAAGACAATTGAATACGAATACCAGCAGAAAATGGGTGTAGCAACTGTACTTCAGAGAAAGTTTGGTTTCTACAAGAACATTGCCTAGTATTCTGTGTATATTTTATGGAGAGTGTATTATGCACTCTCCTATTTTAATGCAAGGAGATAAAAGGAAATGGCATATACAAAAAAGACCAATACAGAAGAAAAGACCGTAAAGACTACTACTGAAAAAACAACATCAAAAACTGTTGAACCAGTAAAGGTAAAGGAATACAAGTCTGATGACCTGATCCCATGTCGTTCTATGACAAAGGGAGAACTTATTTATGTAGGAAAGAAAAGTGGCGAAGTTTACACTTGGGAAGATTATGGTGATATTACAGAGATTGAATATCAGGATTTACTTGGATTAAGAGCTAAAAAGTCACCATTTATTTTTGAGACATTGTTTGTAATTGAAGATGAAGAACTGTTGGAAGATCCTAAGTGGAAAGATGTAAAAGCACTTTACGAAAAGATTTATTCAGAAGATGTAGAAACACTTATAGATATGAATCTTAATGACTTTAAGCGTATATTCCCTACCCTTCCAAACGGATTACAGAGAGCTGTATGTGCAGAAGTTGCTACTGAAATGGAAGCAGGAACTTTTGATTCATTACAGAAAATCAAAGTAATTGATGAGGTTTGCGGTACAGACTTATCTTCTATTTTATAATAAAGGAGGCTCACAATGACGCTTCCATATGAAACAATTTTTTCACGAACAAGAGGACGAATTTCAGATCCGAAAGAACTCTCTCTTGACGAAAACGATTTGCTTGAAATATATACAGAGCGATTAAGCAATGTAATTTCTAATCCAAGGGTGCGTAGACTATTCTCTTCTCTCACACTCGATGATGAAATTCAACAGTTGGATTTCACACTGAATAATTCAGTAGATGAAACGGCTGATATGAATTTTGTCGTAGGAATTCTTGTACTTGGAATGACGATTGAGTGGTTACAGCCACAGGTTGATTCTATTATGCACACATCAGTAATGATAGGTGGAAAGGAAGAAAAGAAGCTACTTGACAATCATAAAAATATGATTGACCGTCTGGATTCCATGAAAACTGAATTGAATAAACGTATTCGTGATTACGGATATATGTATAATTCCTATATTAACACGGAGTCCTAATATGCAATACATATATGGTGACTTTACAGACAAGCAAATCAATGAAGCAGTTCGTGCGATGCACGGTGATATTCACAAACTACTGCTCTATAAAGACAAGACAATTGAAGAGAAAATATTTGAAGATGATGAAGCGTTTCTCGTCTTCTTTGAAAACGTTATGTTTAAATTAGGTGGAACAAAAACATTATTTAACGATAACGGGCTTATGGTAACTCTTATGGCGACTTTACAAGGTGCTATGGATAATTTCAAGAGCGACCATTTCAGTTACAAAAAATTCCGTAGGGCAATCTTAGATTCTCATGGATATATAAAAGCAATGTTTGAGGGAGGTGTAAGCGATGCCGAGTCTACAAACAGCTAGGCGTGTCGCAAACGCCAAGAACAACGAAGCTAAAACGATTGGTCAGATATATAAGGAACAGTCTGATTGGGCGATGGAACAGACATTTGAAAACGACATAGCTACAAGGACTTGTTATATCTATGACTATTTTCATGATGACTTCTTCACAGACGAGTATGGAATTACACGTTCTCTCGCTGAAGGTATGACATATGAAAATACCAATAAGACAAAGATAGATGCAAAGTTCATTATCAAATCTTATCAGTCAATGGACAAAGATCAAGTAGAATACTATCTTATGTTTCGTCCAAGTCAGCCTGTAAGATTCAACGAAGGTGATGACCTTTATTATTATGAGGTTGATTTTAGGAAACGCTATGGGGCAACATTTCCGATAGGGCTTTTCGTGGACGTTCCAGATGATAGAGGAATTTATCATAAGTGGATTGTCTGTCGTGATGAACCTGCAAATCAGTTTCCAAAGTATCTAATTTTACCAGTAAATTACGAACTTACATGGATTGAAAAATCTAATGATAAGCGTATCAAGAGACGTATGTGGTGTTGTTTAAGACAACAGAATTCCTACACGATCGGAACTTACACAGACCGATATTTTACACATACAGATAATCAGGATAAGATATGGTTGCCAATGAACTCTATTACAGAGAAGTTTTGGTACACTTCTGAAGATTCTAAAAATATGCGTGTTGTAGTAAGTGCTTTAACAGAACATCCTACAGTATGGACAGTGACCAAGGTTGAAAATTCAATGCCATTTGGTATTCAAAAACTTACTATATATACGGCATTTTGGAACGAGCATACGGATTATGTCAATCTTGAAACGGGCGAAATGTATGCGAACTATTTCGATTCAGAAATTGCCCCAACTGATCCATCTACTCCAACCACTCCCCCATCTTCTATTACAGCAAGAATTTCAGCATCCACTTCAACTATTAAAGTTGGTGGCAGCTATAAAAATCTCACAGTAAATCTATTTAATGATTCCAATGAAGATATTACAACTGAATATGTTGATGCAACCTTTACATGGACTTGCTCTATTGATAATGAAAATTGGACTGATAAAGTTACATGGCGAGCTGGCACAGAGTACAACCAAAAGAAAGTAAAGTTTCCTAATGACGCTTCTACTATCGGCAAAATACTGTCTATTAAGTGCGAAATTGTTAAGGATAATTTACCGATTGAATCCGAAATTTTGTCGTTAGAATTAACTGAATAGGAGGTGTTTTATGGCAGAAAAATTAGTTACAAAAAATGATTTGTTAAATAAGCTTCGTGCATATAAGACTACTCCTGATGATGAAAATATTCAGTATAAGAAAAAGATTGAAAAAGCACTTATGCTTAATCCATGTCTTTTATATGCACTTAATGAAAAATCATTAGAATCTGAACTTTTTGACGATGATGGTAATATCAACTGGGAATGGAACGAAGATACAAAAGAGTATGAACCTCTTGGGGAATGGGATAGATATTTTGGTGGAACATCTAATATTCGTCCTTATTTATTTATTCCTGATACTCAGACTGAAGTAAAACATTATATCTGTTACCAAGTATCTTTTGATGAAATGCCTCGCTATCAGGATACATTAAAGTATACAAATGTTACATTTACTATTTTTGTTCATGGTAATGACAGAAATGATAAATTAACTGGTGTTCCAAGACACGATCTTATTGCTTCTATTATAAGAGAGCGATTTAATTGGTCAAATATCTTTGGTATGCAGACTCATCTCATATCTTCTAAGGAATCTACAACAGATAATAATTATCTTGTTCGCACTCTCGTATTCCAAGTTGTTGATACTAATGGAATTCATAAAACAACAGATAAAAAGTCTTCTATTATGAATTACGGTATAAGGCGGTGATTATTTGGATGTATTAGAGACATTAAATAATCTTCAATCTGCTGCTGAAGAAGATATAAAAAAGAAACAAGAAAAAAGTAATAATCCAGAATACCATTTTGACAAACTTAAAATGTATTTTGGTGAAGATTATACAATAAATGGTATAACTATTTCAATTCCAACCATAGGAGATATTTTAAATATTGGCGAATCAAAATTTTACCATGCAATCTCTCCTTTTCTTAGTAATTCTACTTCCATTCGAGTTCTTCTTTATGATGTATTTAAAAAGGATTGGAACAAAACAAAAGATATTGAAGTGTTTTATATCTTATATCAATTGCTCGAAGATAAAGAGCCGTTAAAGCTACTATTCAAAGATTTTAGTTTTGATGGATTTGAACTAATTCAAGCAAGAAAAAATGTTGACGATCCAGAATACAATCATCTTGCGCTTTTAAATCAAGATAAAAATATGATTATTTATGATGATGAATATATGGAAATTGCTGAATTTATTCGAGCGATGATGAATGTTCATCCAAAGGTTGAAAAGGCAAAAGGTAAAACAACAAAACAATGGATTTTACAAGAAGATAGAATGAAAGCAGAACAGGATGATAAAAAGAAAGGCGCATCGACTCTTTTACCACTTGTTTCGAGTTGTATAAATCATCCTGGGTTTAAATATAAGTTGGAAGAATTAAAACAAGTGAATATATGTCAGTTTATGGATTCTGTAAACAGAATTCAAAAATACGAACAGGGAACGGCTGCTTTACACGGAATTTACGGTGGTATGGTGTCAGCCAAAGACATTCCTGAAGATTTAATCAATTTTATGGGCGATATTTAATCGCTCATTTTTATTGCATAAAAATAACAATTTTAAAGGAGGAAAATAATTATGGCATTTAAATTAGGTGACGTAATCGTAGATAGACTTCAGTTTGGTTACGGTGCAAAGTCTAATGGTACACCTCTGTATGCTTTAACACAGCTTACACAGGCAAATATTGATATTACGGCTGACTCAACAGATATCAATGATAAGGATGGAAACCTTGTATATCGTAAGTATACAGGTAAGAAAGGTGAGGTTACTGCAACTAACGCATTCCTTAACCTTGCTGTTGTAGAGACTATTTCTGCTACTGATGCTGAGATTGCAACCGCAGATAAGGGTATTGTTATGCCGATGATTCAGATCGTAAAAGCTGGCGAAACATTAGATGTTACGGGATTTGTTGAAGGTTCTATCCATGTAAATGCTCTTTCTACAAAGGGTTCTATGGGTAAGGACGAATTTAAGAAAGGATCTGCCGCTTCTGCTACTGAATATGCAATTAAGCACACCGAAGCTTCGGGTGAACCAGACAATACACCTGCGAGTGATGTATTAACACCGCCTATCGCAGATGGTGAAACTCAGTATATTGTCAAGTATAAGAAGACAATTAAGAGCGGAGCAAAGATTACTAATTCTGGTAAAAAGTTCCCAAAATCTCATGAGTTGTTCTTCAAGGCACTTGTAGTAGATAAGTGTGAGACTGATGTATTAAAAGCAGCTATCATTCACATCCCTTCATTTATGCCAAGTCCTGAGTTTTCACTTGCATTACAGGGTGGTGATTCTCAGACGATGGATTATAAGGGTTCTATGATGCTAAATGCTTGCTCTACAGATGGAGAACTTTTCTCTATTTATTACATTGACGAGGAAGAGGACGATATCGAATTATAAGAACACGCAGGGCAGTTAAACTACTGCCCTATTCTTACAAGGAGGAATAATGTCAAAGAAAGAATTGAGAACTTGTGTGCTTTGCGGTAAGACTTATTCATTTTGTCCAGTTTGTAATCCAGAAGATCGTTTGAAACCAACATGGTATTTTTGTTGGTGTTCAGATAATTGCCATGAAATTGATGAAGTGACTTCTGCATTTGAAGATGGACGCACGACAGATATTGAAGCAAAACCAAAATTAGAAAAATTAGATTTGAGCAGAAAAGAATACTTTGGCGAAAGTTATAAGAATTCTATTACCTCTATCATGAAGGCAAAAGCACAAGTTATTAAGAAAGAAAATAAAAAGACAGAGGCTAAATCTGTCAAAAAGGATATTGTTACAAAAGTCGAAAATGAGGCTGAAAGTAATGTTGAATAGTGATTTTTAAATAAGGGATTATAACATATTACTATTCAATGTTGTAATCCCTATTTTTTACGCTATTACGGATTGAAAGGAAAATATATGATAGAAACTAATCTACATAACGCACGAAACTATTCAGAGCATGAAGTGAATAGAATCTGCAATGTAAAACAGCAAATCTTTTATATGAGTTCTGGTGCATATCCTATCGACATTTATCCTAGCTATGATAATAAGAATGACAGGAAAATTATTGTGATGATATTTGATCGAAAAGACACTAAAGAATTATATCAAAGATGGAAAAATTATGATACGGAGGATTAAAATTATGACAGATTTATCATTTTTAACAAATTTTGCAGTACCGATTATCGTTGGTATTTGCTTATGTATTGGCTATGTATTAAAAAATATTGTAACAACAGATGCAGTTAATAAGTATATTCCTGCAATTATGGGTGCATTGGGTGTAATCCTTAATATATGGATGAATATGACCTTTACACCTGAAATACTGCTCGGTGGTCTTGTCTCTGGTCTTGCTTCTACAGGTTTATATGAAGCTTTTAAGAATTTTTTGAAGAAGTAAGAAGGGATGGTACATATGAGTGGTTTCTATAGAAAAACTTGCACAAATTGATTATTTATTAGTCATTCTTGGTTTTTTTGCCATCTTATTTGCTGCTAAGGAAATTCTTGAAATATTCGGTTATTTTAAAAAGAAATTCCGATTAAAGACAGGCATTGACGAAGATAGAGAAACTGTTGAAACTCGAATTAAAACGCTTGAAAAACATGATAATTGGCAGTACCAAGAAATTCAAAAAATATCCAGAGGCATTGATGATATTAAAGATAATCTCATAAAGAAAGAAATTAAAGATAAAGAAAAAACAGTTGCTACTCTCAGAGGACAACTATATGGGTTACATGAAAAATTTGTAACCAAAGGGTATATTGATAAATCAGGGTTAAAAACATTTATTGAACTTGGAAAGATCTATGAAGCTGCAGGAGGCGATGATATTTATCACGACAAATTATATCCTGAAATTATGGCTTTGCCAATTAAAGAAGATTAATTTTTATAATATCACATATTTGGTAAACTTTGCTTAACATATATTTATGTATAATACTCATATAAAATAAATTATTGGAAATACTTTATGTATATGAAGAACAAAGTTGATGAATATCGTTGTAAACAAAATATGACATTACAGCAATTATCAGAAAGAACAGGTATTTCAAGAACCACTCTTTCAAAAATTGTAAATAATCAAACAAATGATATTTTATTAAGTCATGCAATCACCTTATCTCGTGTACTTAAAGTAAATCTATATGAATTATTCTGTATACAGAAATAATGGAGGAATGTTTATGACATATTTTAATTTAATTTGCGAAGAATTATGTATAACGGGAGGAAAGGTTATATATATTGATACAAATGTTAGAACTCTTGAAGAAGTACATAAGATAGTAACTGATAATGCTGAAAAATATCCAAATGGCAAATGGGAATTATATCCTATGCAATTAGCGATGTAAATAACAATTAAATATTATTAAAAGAGTGATTTCTTCGGAAGTCACTCTTTTTATTTATAACACATTTAAAGTGTCTTTACTACTATCTAGCCATGTAGTAAGGGCATTTTTTATTTTACGGAGAGTGTGTGGCTAGACCACTCTTCTACCCTTAATCAAGAAAGGAATGAATAGTTATAGCAAAAAATATAGGCAAAATTTTTGAACAGAACTTCAAAAATTCATGCCCAGAAGATGTATTAATTTATAGACCGCCTGATGCTGCTCAATCATTTGATATGAGTTTAAAGTTAAGATTTAGTCAACATAGTCCATGTGACTTTATGATTTTTAGTGGCAATAGAAATACATTTTGGACATTGGAATTAAAAACTTTTGAAGGATCTTGTTCATTTGAACGAACCAAGGAAGATAAAGGAATTATACACTACTATCAAGTAGAATCGTTAAAGAAGTTTTCTACTTATAAAAATGTATGTAGTGGTTTTATTTTGGATTTCAGAAAAACAAGTAATACCTATTTTCTTATGATAGATGAATGGGATAATTTAATAAATTCTATATCTAAGAAAAGTTTCAATGAAGATGATTTATTGAAATATTGTAACCCAATATTGATTAATAAGAAAAAATTAAAAGTGAATTATCGTTATGATATAAATAAGTTTCTTAACGATACAAGATTATAAAGGAGAATATTTGAATATGAAGAAAATAATGAAGCTTTACGAAGCAACAAACATATATGAGATAACAAAAGGCATTATAGAGAACAACGACTCTAACATTACATCTCTTTCTAAGTTTAAGCTACTTGGCATAATAAGAAGTTTTTCTGGTATCTATACAGATTACGATCAGACAAGACAGGATCTTATTAGGAAATATGGTGAGCCAGTTCTTGATGATGAAGGCAATAAGACAGGAAATATAGAAATCAAGAAAGACTCCGAAAATATGGATAAGTTTGTTGAAGAGATGAATATACTCAGAAACCAGAATATTGATGTGGAATTTACTTCAATGACCGTTGATGAATTGTTTAGTTTAGGACTTAGCGCAGAATTATATACTATATTTATGCCTATTGTAGAAGAATGATTTATAAAGGAGAAAAAGGATTATGAATAAAATAACAGTTAAAGAATTTGTTGAAGGATATATAAATTGTACAGATTCATTAAAGAAAAGATATATACAAGAAAAGTTAAAGGTTATATCTTATATTCCTATAAATGTTAAAGATGCTATTGCAATAGTTATTACAGATAGAACTATGTTTGAACAGGAAAAATATACAGATAAAGATGGCGAAACGAAGTTCCGAAAAACTGACAATATACATGTTAATTCATTTGTTCAGTATATGTTATTTGTTAGAGAAGTTATTGAGAAGTATACAAATCTTATTTGTAGTGATGATGCTAATTTTATGACAGATTATGACTTATTAAAGTCTTCTGGGTTACTTGATAAATTAATGATTGGTGAAGTTATAGATAGAAAAGATATTCCATCACTTATTCCTGCAAGTGAAATATCTGAAATAAAAACTCTTATTGATATGCACAAGTCTGATATTATGCAGAATATGTATGAACCACACGCATATGTTAGTCGTCAGGTCGAAAGATTTGGAGCTTTAATTAATACCCTCGTTGAACCTTTTATGGAAGCTGTGCAGAAGAAAATTGCAGATATTCCACAAGAAGATGTACAGAAGGTCGTTGAATTTGCTAAAGCTGGTGGATTTAAGGAAGTGGAATAATGATAGGTGGAATATTATACGGACTTCTATGCGGATGGATTCTTACCTTATTCAATGTAGATGAAATTTGTATTGAAGTGTTGCAACCAATTATTCCATTTGTATTAACTATTGCACATTACTATTTTGTGTTTGGATTAGTTGGTATGATATATGGAATAATACATAATTAATAAAAGAAAAATAGCACCGTATTTCTACGATGCTATTTCCCTTCCATAAACATAACCCTTCTTTGGTAAATAGATAAATGTTATTTATTTAAGAAGTTACAATTAGCCAAATTGCAATGTCTTTTTAGATAGGATAAAATGTAATGGATTTTGTTTGCTTGTTCTGAATCCAATTATATACACTATATGTAGTGTTGTCAAGAAAGAAAATACTTTCTCTACTTGTTTTATTATACCTCAAGAACCTATGTAAATATAGGGTTTATAATTATAGTTTTGTGTAGAAGAAGGTGGCTAATCTTCTTCACGTTCTATCAAATTCACAATTCAAGTAGGTACTTGTATTTTTGTAATATATTTAAACCATATTACTTTTTCTTATTGTCTCTGTAGACTGTATATGCAAATCCTAAGACTACAACACAGGCAGAAACTAATGAACACGCAAACTCCATTTCAGTTTCTCCTTATCTACCTATACTTACCACAGATGTTAGTATGATTATATCATAAATACAATAAAATAAAAAGTAATAATTTAATTTTAGGCTCTATACGTGTCATAGCGTATAGAGCTTTTCTTATGGAGAGTGGTTATACTGCTCTCCTATTTTAGTGTAAAAATAGTGAAATTATAGTGAAATTTTTGGAGGTGATTAGATTGGGACTAAATAAAGACACTATTAAATATTTGGAGAAACAGGCTCAGAAAAAAGCTTCCGAATTGGCACACGAAGCTCAACAGAGATTAACAGATGGTTATGTGTCGTTTATTGATTTATATTATAGCGATTACACACCACAACAGTATGTAAGAACACATAACTTATACAGGTCTTATAACAAATTTTATAAAAATAGCCACGGTACTATTTTTTATGGTGGCGTTGAAGTAACACCTGAAAGAATGTTTGATAACTATGACCAAATTACACCTTCAGATCTTATATCGGAATTTATTTACAATCCGAAAGGTACTTATCATGGTTGGTATAACATTCCTGCTAGTTTCAGTGTGTATAGAGAAATACATAAATATCATGAACGGTTAAAGGATGAATATAGAAAGCGTTGTACAGTTTAGAAAGGATGTGAATAAATGGCTAATTCAGATATTATTAAGATTGGTTTTGATTATAGAGCTAGTCTTGCACAATTTGAAAAGGAAACAAATGGTGTATTCGATGGTATTAGTAATAAAGCTGGTAAACAAAAAATCACAATTCAATTAGATGCAAAAGATGATAAAGTAATTGATAAAATTAAGGAATTGCAGAAACTCAAATTAGACAAGTTCACATTCGAGTTTGGTAATTCTGGATTAAAAGAACAGCTACAGACATTTGATAAATTAGAGAATAAGATTAATGAGATTATTAGTTTATCAAAAGGAATTGACTTATCATTTAATACCAAAAATAAGACAGATGCTTATAACCAGTTAAAAAAATATGCAGATGCTTTTAAAGACTATTATGGTAATGAAGAAGCAATGGCTACCAATGCAGGTGCAAAGGCTGGTTATGCGTACTACAAAGCCTATGAAGAAGCATTGCGAAAAGGTGTCGCACAAAGTAAATTAGAAAAAGTAACTATTGATTTTGATGTAAACGATTCATTTTTCAGTAAAGAGAGAATCGTAGGAAATAGAATTAAAGACTTTGAAAATTTTCAAAAGTATGGTAATGCAGATGAAAGTAATTTAATTGCAGAAATCACATCACTAGAGAATCGGCTTTTGAAATTTAATTCTGCTTATTCTAAAGTGAAGGCTAATTTAGGCGATGCGCCAATTACACCTGAAATCACAAAAAACATTGAAGAATATGTTAGGATGTTAGAAGTTGCAGAAAGCAGAGCAAAAGATGCAGAATTATTTGGATATTCAAGCGAAGATATCAATTCGGATAAAGACCTTGCAAATATGTATCTTGACTTTGCAAAAGAAGATGCTATTGCCGAAAATAAAAAATATATTGAATCATTAAAACAAGAAGAGACACAGGCTATTGCTACTGCTGAAGCAGAACAGAAATTAGCAGAAGCTCAAAAGGAAACAGTTTCTAATACTTCTAATTCAAATAATTCTCAAATTGAAGAGTTAAAATCTGATATTCAAGAGGTAAAAACTGAACTTGGTGATGTAAAAGATAGAATTTCTTCTATTGAATCGAATGGTTTTGAAAATGTACGAGATGATGTTGAAAAGACAAAGGAATCTGTAAAAGAACTTAACAGTGAATTTGCAGAAATGAAATCCAACCTCTCCTCTACTCCACAAGAATCGAATATTTCATCTGGAAATACAAACCCACCTAATCCACCTAAAAAGGATAGATACGCAAAACGAAGGAAAATATCTGAAGAAGATTTCTTAAATTACTCTCCTAATAGAATTAATGAAAAATTATCAAATTCTGGATATACAATTCTTGGTGAAACTGTAAACACAGAGCTTGTTGATGGTCTTGTAAAGGTAAGTGCAAAAATAAAAGATGCTGATGGCGCATGGAAATCGTTTTCCGCAAAAGTCGATGCTGATGGTAATATTTTTGAACAGCGTTTTAAGACTGTAACAAATGGTGTAGATAAATTAGAAACGGCATTACAGAATTTTGGTCGTGAAACTGCTCCTGCTCTTACATATCAAGAAACCTTAGATAAGGCTCAGAAAATCAAGAATAGTTTAAATCTTGGTGATGAGTATTCTATCAAGGTTGATAGTAGTGAATTTGTAACCATTACTAAAAAGTTGACAGATGTTGAGAACGCAGGTTCTTCTGTTACTCAGACCTTTAAATCTGCACAAGATGCCATTGATAACTTTGGTAAAGCTACATCTAATTCTGCCGAAAAAACAAGCGTTGCGTTAAAGAGTGTCAAAAGTAATGTCAAAGAAGTAGTTGATGAAACCGAAAAACTTGCAAACGCTCAAAAAGAACAGAATGCCAATGTAAACCTTAATAAATATGATAAACAGTTAGATTCTTACAATGGTAAGGTTGATAAATATCAAGCCACTATTGCAAGGTTTAATGATGGTGGTTGGACAAGTGATACATATTTAAAAAATGTGCAAGCTGTACATGATGCGGTTAAACAGTACGCAACTCTTCTGGACAATATAAAGACTAATCAAAATGGTATCGCTAGTGATGAGGATATTCAGAACTTAGATAAGTATGAAAAGAAAATAAAAGATACTATCGCTACTGTTACTAATATGTCGGCTTCTGAGAAGGGATATAACTTTGTATCGGCTCAGAAAGAATTAGACAAGATTCACAAGCTTCTCAATGAAAATAGTAAAATGTCTTCTGAAGCAAAAGCTAAGATTAAATCTTACTATGCAGAAATTGAAAGTGGTAATCCTAGCATGAGTTTGGATAGAATTCATGGCGAAATCATGAAGATTTATAATGCTGAAGTCGAAGCTGGTCGTGCTGGTAAAAGTTTCTTTGACACTTTAAAGAATAGCGGATTCCATCAGATTGCTGCTCAGATGGCAGGAATGTTTGGTGTTTATGATGTTATTAATGGATTGAAACAGGTTGCTTCTACTGTTAGAGAATTAGATACTGCATATACCGAAATGCGTAAAGTGTCAAATGAATCTGCACAGTCATTAAAGAATTTTCAGAAAGAAAGTTTTTCTACCGCTGACTCGGTTGGTACTACTGCTCTCGCATTACAGGATGCCACAGCAACATGGATGCGTCTTGGTGAGTCATTAGATGAAGCCAAGGAATCGGCAAAAGATGCAACAGTTTTATTAAATGTATCAGAATTTGAAAATATTGATGAAGCAACGGATTCATTAGTTGCAATGTCACAAGCTTATAAAGAGCTTGACAAAATGGAAATTATTGATGTCCTGGATAAAATCGGCAACGAGTATAGTATCAGTACCAATGAACTTTCAACAGCATTGAAAGATTCGGCTGCTGTATTAAAAACTCAAGGCAACGATCTTGCTGAAAGTGTAGCTCTTATTACTGCTGGTAATGCCATAACACAGGACGTTTCTAAAACCGCAGGTGAAACATTGCCTGAAAGATATAGAAATATATTTTATAGAACATATTTAACTGCAAGGGCAGCCTAAAGCTCTATGCCACAATATAGAGGAAACTACTATATGATGGATTCAAAAATTAGAGATATTACAATGGCTTGTTTGCAACGAAGTACCCTAACGTATCCCGTAGACCATACGGTACTTGAGTCGAGGGTAAACGCTCAACGATCATTCTCCGATGAGGAGATTCAGACTTGTGAATAAAGGTGGAAATCCTGAATATCTGAATCATAAGAAGTACGGCTTAATCGCAAATGAAGTCGGTGAGAACCCGTCAAATGGAAAAGGTATGTTCCCTAATGCATAGCAAGGGAATAAGACATGATCTGTTACTCTTCCGAAAGGTAGAGAGATACTATTATACATGAGGAATAAAAGGAATGAAGAAATTCGATAAGGAGTATTCAACTCAATTTTCTCCTGAAAAGGAGTATTTATTACAACATGGTATTAAACCATCTTTTGTAAAAGAAATAAATGAAGTAACTACATATAAGTATACGAAAACGTCAGAGTTATTTAAACTACTGGCGATTTTTTATGCGTAAAATTAGAAAGGAACAGATAATATATGGGTGATAGTAAATTGAAATATACAACAGAATATTTAAAAGAATTATGTAATGAAAAAGATTTAATTTTAGTTGGAATAGATAATAAAGAAGTAAACGGTAAAAATAGACGTTGTGCTTGTATTTTATGTAATAAACATAAAGAAAAAGGAGTACAATGGATTCCTGTTGAAAAAATAGGTAAGAATAAAAAGCCATGTCAATATTGTAATCATTCAAAATTAAAAGAGACATTTAAAGAGGAAATGACTATTATAAATCCAGATATTGAAATATTATCTGAGTATAAGAATTGGAACACAAAGGTAAAATGTAAATGTAAGGTATGTGGTCACATATGGGATGGCACTGTTTCATGTTTATTATATGGTAATGGATGTAAGATATGCGGACATGTAAAACGATGGGATTCGAGAGGTAGAAAAACAACCCAAGATATCATAAATGAAGTTTTAGAAGTATCCCCTGAAATTGAAGTGTTAGGTGAATATACAGGAAGTAATAATAAAATTTTATGCCGTTGTAAAAAACATGATACAAAATGGAAAATTCAAATACATACATTATTAAAAGGTGCTACCAATTGTGAAGAATGCCAATTAGAGAAAGCCAGAGAAAAGTTTGGGTTAAACAAGGAAGATGTGTATGCAAAAATCAATGAGATAAATCCTAATATTAATATATTGTCTGAATATATAAATATTAAAGAAAAAATGAAGTTTTATTGTAAAAAACATAATTATGAATTTGAAGCAGCTCCTTCTTCTTTTCTATATAAAGAATCGTTATGTTGTCCAATGTGTATGTATGAAAATGATAGATGCACAAAATTAATTGATGATGATTTATATAAATATTATGTAGAAGATGTTCATGGGTATATTTATAAAGATAGAGAAGTTGTCAATGGGCATACAGTAATATCTTTCTTGTGTAAAAATCATATTGATAAAGGTATCCAAAAAGTACCATTTCATAATATAAAATCTTCAAAATGTTGTTGTAGATATTGTAACGGATATTTTAGAACTACAGATGAATTTAAAGAAATTATAAAAGAGAAATTACCAAATATTGAAATTACAGGCGAATACACATTAGCTGGTGAACGAATTGAATGCAGATGTAGAACTTGTGGACATGAATGGACACCGCTTGCATATAACTTGATGACTGGATTTGGTTGTCCAAATTGCAATGCTTCCAATTCTGAAAACAATGTAGGAAAAATATTGGATAAATTTCAGCTTAAATATGAACGTCAAAAAAGATTTGATGATTGCAAGGATATAAATACTCTTCCATTTGATTTTTATCTTAATGACTATAATGTTGCCATAGAATACGATGGTGAACAACACTATATGCCTGTTAATTGGAATGGTAAAATGTCAGACGAAGAACTAAATAGAGCATTTGAATTAGTTCAATCCCACGACAAAATAAAAACTGAATATTGTAAAGAACAAAACATTCAATTAATTCGTATTCCATATTGGGAAAAGAATAATATTGAATGTTTTTTATTTGATAACTTATTAGACTTAAATATATTACAAGAAGTATCATAAAAAAGAGAATAATATAATAGTATCTGATACAAGAGTTGCGACTTGTATCAAACATAAAGGGTGTTCGTACAATTAGTCTGCGACTCGCAGGAACTGAAGAAGCGAAAGATGAATTAGCTTCTTTAGGCGAAGATGTAGATGATTTTGTTGTACAAACCAGTTCAAAAACACAGCAAATAATCAAAGATTATACTGCTGTTGCGTCTAATGCATATCAAGGTGTAGATGTTTTAGATGCTAACGGAAATCTCCGTAATACATATGATATCCTTTTAGACATCGCCAAGGTCTATAAAGAGATTCAAGAAGAAGATAAAAAGGCTGGAACAAACCGAGCAAATGCTTTAGTAGAGGCTATTGCAGGTAAGAACAGATCCAACATTGCTTCTAGTATCCTGCTCAACCCAGAAATGTTAGAGTCTGTGTACAATTCTGCACTTGACGCAGACGGAGCGGCAATGAAGGAACTTGACTCTTACATGGAATCTCTTGATGCCAAGGTAGCACAATTCCAGAATAGACTTCAAGAACTTGAGTCTGACTTGGTAAGCTCTGATTTTCTGAAGGGTATAGTTGATTTTGGTACAGGAGCAATCCATGTACTAGATCAACTTATTGACAAATTTGGTGTATTACCAACTGTTATCGGTATCGGTGGTGCTGGTACAGGTATCTTTAAATTTATTAAGAATTTTGATTGGGTTTTCAAACCTTATATAAAAACTCTCTCCAACAGTTTTTAGTTGGTCAATCATAGATAAGAGAATAACATAATGGCGTTACAATCAAATCTATGGATACATGGGATTCTTAATAAAAACTCTGCAAACACTTTAGCGGAGTATAAACTATTACATGGAGGAGTAAATGCTTGAATGCTTGGTAGCTTAACAAACTACCCACGGATCACATAACAAACCGTAATCCATATGGTTATATTGGATGAGGTTGCGAAAGCAGAAAAAATTGTATATGTGGATATATGAAAATATCGAGGAGACTTGATAGGTGTCTAAGTATCATTAATAACGGGCAACGAGCAGGACGGTACTCTACATTTTTAATGTTGACCATATATAGAAATGAAAGGTCATATATAGAGAATAACTATATAAGAGAGCAATCCCCAACGACATACCCATCCTCTAAGTGA